TCTGGTTTCGCTACCAAGGCAGAACTCCCTGATGTCTCTGGTTTCGCTACCAAGGCAGAACTCCCTGATGTCTCTGGTTTCGCTACCAAGGCAGAACTCCCTGATGTCGCCTATTTATACGATAAGTTAGAGCATCTGTTAAATGTTGTATCGCAGTTAAATATAAAATTAGTTGAAGCGAACGATAAGATATCCGCGTTAGAAACATCGCGTATTTAATGTAATATATTTCATTATTTTTATAAAAGTTCTAAATAGTTTGTAACTTCTTTACACCTCTAATAATATAGGGATATTCAGGGCACTACCTGTGACACCAGGGATGGTAATATAACTAACCTATATCAACCCTAAAAATCGGCAGGCGCGAAGGTGCGTTGAGCGCTCCTTGAATATGCGAAGGATGATCAAAGAAGTACATGACATTACCTTTTTATTTTCTAAAAACTTATGACATAAATATGCTCTATTTTACTTTTACATTACAAAAAAATGATTGATACCTTTATAATAATGTAGCAGAGACAACCACAAACGAACGCAAAGCAACCGCAAACCGCTTTCAAACGAACGCAAAGCAACAAACCGCTTTCAAACGAACGCAAAGCAACCGCAAACCGCTTTCAAACGAACGCAAAGCAACCGCAATGAACAGCAAGAATCACGCAAGTGGCAAGTGTGTCTATCACACTGACGCAAACGCAGGATTCACCGGATTTTATGAAAGGGTGTCGTATGAGCATCCCACAAAAAAGTTTAGTCCCGCATTCGGACCCATCTTTGACTATCACCTTTTCATCAAATACGGAGACAAGGTCTATATGGAAGTGAAAGGAGTCGGTGAGGTTGTGATTTCATTTGCCGAACTCAAAAAAAACAAGTATTGGAAGCACTATTACGACTTGTCGCTTCTGTTGGCAAATGACGAGAATACACTCACTCAAGAACTAAAATATAGTAGCGATTATGCTGACGTCCAGATATACGAAGAACCTCGGTTCTGGTCAATTGATACTGCGTTTATTGAGTATAACGTTGACACCGAAACCAGCACTGTTAGAAACAGTGAGGAAACCAGCACGTGTTATTACAAGATAAACCCATTTGATTTGGAGAATATGGACTATACATCGTCCAAAGATTTGGATATCTTTCTCAGGAACTATATGATGAGAAGCGAGATTAAAAACAAGGTGTTTGACACGAGGTATAGTATCTATAACCGAATTGTGGTTGATTACGCCCTACAGAAGGTTGAAGATTACGATTATGAGGAAATCGCTGCGGACAACAAAAGATATTATGCGGAGCTCGCAGCAACCTCTGCTACTTAAAGGAATTGATATAGATTACCTTCTATATGTATTATATATTTTTATATTTTTTGCTACTTAAAGGATCGTTTGCTAAGAATACTTCGGTTTAACAGCAGTGCATTCTTTTAGCATATCTTGATCGTATTGATATATATTGATAGTATTATTTAAGATTTCATTATTTTTCATAATAGAATATCCCTTGCATTTCTTTAACGCACTTAAAGACGCGCTCATATATTCCTTCGCTTTCTTGTAATCCTTGTAATTTTGATAAATGGTTCCCATCAACCCCTGAATATCTATAGAAGATATATTTTGCGAATCCTTATATATTTTTTCGGCATTCTTCATATCCTCGTCGGTCAATTCCTTCTTTTCGGCAATTTGTTTGAGCGCAATATAATTATTATTTAAAAATAGGTAGTTATTAGGATTCACAGATGACGGATATAAACCCAACTTTGATCCTTCAATGAACGTTATCTTATTATAGGACATTGCCGTATAGTTGTGATCTTTTAGGAACTTTGACAAGGTTAGTTTTAAATTTAATTTAAATGTATTCGTCGCATTATATAACTTCTCGCACATCTCGGCATTTTTAATGATATAGCACGCCTTTGATATAATAATATTATAGAGTTTATTGATATCTATAAACTTCTCCGGATTATTCACGACATTTAAACAATTGAATAAGATATCCCAGTCATCGTCCTCGCCACCCGCATTCAAATCGTCAATAAGCGCACTGATATTCTCAATGTGATCTTTTAAAATAATAATATCGTCCTCCATAATCATATGGATATCCTTTACCTTATCATCTACGCTAGCTTTCGTGCCCGCAATCAATTTATAGATATACCTGTGCTTCTCAAAGTTAGATATCTGACAGGCGTTCAGGGGCATTATTAAATCGTTATAGATAGATGCGGTATCCGCGAACTTGTCGTAATTAACGCGACTATTAAAGGCGCTGATATTCGTATTGATATATACCTTGCTTGGTTCGGTGATAACATGCAGTTTCATTTCTATATTCTTCTGCTGACAAATGTCTTTGACGAGCGATACGCTACTATTAATGGTGGTTCGTCGGTTCTCTAATTCTTCGCTATACACAAGGTATATATTCAGTCGTATCATCGTATTTGTTTATTTATACTAAGAATGTAATTTTTATATATATAAAATTAGTAATATAAAATATAGTAATATGATTCACGAAGAGGGCATCTACGAATATGAGTGCAACCACGAAAAGAATCGCATTGTAATCATAGGGGATATTCACGGTGATATCAGGCGATTTAAGAATATTCTTATTGACGCAAAGATAATCAACAATAACATCGAGTGGATTGCCGAACCGAAAAATACAATCGTGGTTCAAATGGGTGACCAGGTGGATAGCATTAATCGCGACCCAGCACTTGCCGAATGGGAAGTGCTACCTGACGTTGAAATGATTTATTTTACGAATCTGTTGAGTAAAATTGCCTTATCTAAGGGGGGGCGTGTAATATCGTTAATTGGGAACCACGAGTTGATGAATGTCATCGGCAACTATTCCTATGTATCGGCGAAAAGTTTAAACGACGACGAACGCAAACGCCACGATTTATTTAAACCAAATGGAACTTTGTCGGCGATATTGTCGCAACGCCCTATTGTTGTCAAGATCGGCAAATTATTATTCTGCCACGCAGGATTAACAATGGAACATTTAAATATACTTACAAAATACAACAAGGACATCTCGTATATCAATTCTATATGGAAAAACTTTATAAAAAATAATGCGATTCTCCTGGAAGACAAAGAGATCTTTGATACAATTCTCTTAGGAAACGATGGAATACTATGGACACGTGATTTAAACGACAAAGACGATGTAGCAAAATTACTTGATCGCGTAGGATGCGTTTATATGTTTGTAGGACACACTGTTGTTGAACGCGTAAAGATCATCAATGAGCGCATCTGGTATACTGATACAGGGATATCAAGGGCGTTTGGAAATAACAGTTTTCAATACATAGATATCTACGAGAATCAAGTGAATATTAGAGAAATTAAAAATTGATTTCACGATATAAAAACAGGACACGAAGATATACTATACTATTTAAAATGGATACCCTTATTTTTGACGCGTTGATGGATACGAAAACAAAGGAACTTCTGGCGATATACGAAGATAAGATGAGTAAGACAAAAAAAAAATTGACTGTCTCTACAGATGAATTGGACTTTAACAGTAAGAAGTTGATCCGTCAGATAAATGCGACAATTGACAAGAAGCTTAAAAATTCAGCCGCATATAAAAAAAAATGCGAAGAAGAGTTGGCGAGCACCGCATCATACCCACCATAATGATGTGAAGGAATCAAATACAACCAAAGCATATAAACGTAAAATGCGATATATACTATATATGGCGACTACTACGACCACAACGCTCGCAAATGAGATTGACTTGTCTATTTTAAAACACATAGACACGATTGACGCTATTTCAGCAGTTGACGCGGTTGACAATCTTATCTCTAAGATTATGTCTTCAATGCCTCCCAATTTTGCCACTGAGGGCGAACGTGTTGGCGAGCGGATATCGGTAATTCGTCAATATCGGGAGGCGTTGAAGGTATTGCTTCAATTACCGCTTATGAAACAGAGGACTGAGGAATGGTTTGAGGCGAGGAAGACGCGTTTAACCGCTAGCGACCTGTATGACGCAATAAAGGGTGGTAATGTTAGTATTAAATTAGCGAAGAAAAAAGCGAATATTGTGGTGGATACCATTAATTACAATGCGATTCCTGCGTTAAAATGGGGGACTATGTTTGAACCGATGGCGACACGATGCTATTCGCAGAAGATGAATAATATAGTGATTCACGATTTCGGGTTAGTATGTGATATGGATAATGCGCATTTCGGGGCATCGCCTGATGGTATCAATGAACTAGGGATAATGCTGGAAATCAAATGCCCTTATTCGCGAAAAATTGTAGATGGTGTGATTCCCGAGAAATACAAGATGCAAATTCAGGGACAACTTGCGGTATGTAAACTAAAGGAATGCGATTATATAGAATGTATCTTTAAATCCTTGGATAGCTCGGAGGATTATTTGGCGCTCGATGGTAATGTAGAAAAGCACGGTGTAATTGCGGAGTTTTACAATCAAAAGGGTGAATATATCTATTATTATAGCGAACCTGATCAAACACCCAAGGAATGCGTGAATGAGATTTGCGATCGTCTTCCTATTGCGAATATTTGCAAGGAACAGCATTTAAAATTTAGCAAATATACCTATTGGAGATTGGACGAGATGATCATTCAGCGTGTAGTATTTAATGCGAACGCGTGGGAGACGATTGTCCCGAAGATCAATACATTCTGGGAAAGTGTAGAAGAATACAAGATGCTCCCAGTAGAGGTTGGGATCAAAAAATTTAAGTTTGTAGAGGATGATGATGAATGATTGCGACTAAAATGCGAATTCAGCTGGAATTTTAAATATTGTGTCAGGATTTACCCAATCTGTTTCGGCAGGCATTTGAACCATAGGTATCTTGATGGGGTTCGGTGTCATTATCTCTGGCAATCGGATAGACGGTTCAGGATCTTCTATAATATTTGAATCACCATAGCTGGCGGAATATGGATTCACATAATACATCATTGTAAAATCACTTACTTTATTTTTCTTTGTGTGGTCTATACAACGCGATGTATAAGACGGCATATCTCGCGATTCATCAAACGGTTCACTATTATTATAGGTATATAATCCGGTCTCGGGTGAATTGACATTTCGCGTCAAACATCCGCAATTCAGCGTGGAAGATTTATTACATTTAATAAAGCAGAGTTCATTGTCGGTATAATATTTTTTCATAGTTTCATCAAGGAATTCCTTAATGAGGGCATTTTGTTCATCTGTTCCCTCTTCTTTCAATATCATATCAATATCATACAATGGATAGACGATCAATATATGACAATACAGCGACGATATAATGGAAGGGTCGGATAAACCGTCATTGGTAGTTGAGATAATAGTCTGTATTCCTCTTTCGTTGATTTTTTCTAAATAATATGGGTTTTTATGGTTTAAAATGTCAATACGTGCGTCTAAAAAGGTTTTGTATTCCGCATTATTACTATCCGTGTAGTCCGATTCATACCTTAAAAAGGGCGATTGCGATATACACGCATATACGGGACCAATTATTTTTTTACCGTCAAGCATATTCTTTTGATCTTGTATTTTTGCCAAAATAAAACTATAAAGACTGCTTTCATTATAGATATAGATATGATCAAGCGTGGATGCGATATTTGCTTCGTCAAATACCGTCTGTATCTTAGTCGGTGACTTATTGAGACAACGATACGCGAGCAAGTCAGCGTAATTCATAATGTCACAATATTTACGATACGGATGTGTGGTGTCACGCAGATTGCTTCTGGTATATAGCGAAGGGTCTTCAAAACGATTGTATTTATTTTTCATAAAATCCGAGTTTTTGTTTCGCAATTCTATATTTGTATTTAAATCACCAGAGCACGTATTCCCCTCACCGTATTTCCACGAATAGGGGTCGCCCTCAAAATGTTCTCTATTACAACGTATCTCTCTAAATATATAAATAAGGAATAGTGCGCTTAATATAAGGAACAACAAGGTAAAAATTATATTTAAATAAACGGATTTGTTTTTCATATTACTATATATTATTATTATTTTTATTGTAAATAAGATAAAAATTAATAAATAACTTGGGATATGTTTATTTATCCAAATGTTGCTAATATACCTTCCATTCTTATTACTTCAGCATCTGCTGATTTTTTAACAGCAGCAGTTTTTTCTACTTCAGCGTCCGCTATTCCTTTAGTTTCAATTGCTGTTATTTTTGTGGCGCCTGTTGTTATTACATTTGTTGCGGCAGCTGTTTGTGCTTTTACTGCGTTATCGGCAGCGGTTCTTTGTTCGGGTGTTGCTCCAGTCCCTGCGCTTGAAACAACCCCAGCAGTTCTTGCTACTTCAGCGTCCGCTGTTCCTTTAGTTGCTATTGCTGTATCTTCTGCTGTTGTTGCGTTGACTAATGCTTCAGCAGCGGCTGTTTGTGCGGTTACAGCTTCACTTGCTTTTTTTAATGCTTCTGTCTGAGCTTCTTTTGCGATTTTTACGGCAGCTTCCGCTGATACTTTTGTGTGTGTATGTGACGACGAACGTAGAGCATCAACATCCGCGCGAAGAGTATTGACATCTGCACGGAGAGTACTAATATTTTCACCATTCACTTTGACAATATTATTCTCAATGCGGATCGGTGCGTTTGTTTTATCATTGCTACCGATATAGATATTACGGTTCATATTATTTGTGTTCTTTCCATAAATATATAGATCGTTGTCATTCCCGTACATATTAAAGCAGTTTGTCCCAGCCTTATTACATACCTCCAATCCGTTATTGCTATCCGAATTTACTGTTAATCCTGATGTCGCTGTAGTTTTTGTAATGAGGTCTAATCGCGTATTTGTGTCGCCTGCTACTGTTCTATATTCAAAAATTTTCTTGTTTGTATCATTAAACGGAACAGTTGTATTATTGAAAGCAAAATATTTATTCATATTATACCCGAATGTATCAAAGTTGGTTGTGCTCTTTCTATTAACGTCTTTGATGCTTCCGTCTAATAAGTTGCTACTGTCATATATCCGTTGATTGAGTAGGTTGCTGGTGTTGCCTATCTGTTGATTGAATAAGTTATTGGCGTCATATATCTGTTGATTGAGTAGATTGCTAGTGTTACCTATTCTGTCGTCTAATACGTTGTAATTACTGGTGTGTTTGTTATCCAGTCGTCCTAAGATGTTTGAGGTTGAATGAAAATTTTGATTGATATCTACAAAATTAGTATTTAGATCCGTTGTTAAATTATTTTTGTATGTATAATTGTCATAGATAATATACCCGATGACACCTATAAAAGCGATAAGCACTAAGAACAATAGCGAGTATATTACAAATTCCATACCTCCCTCTATATATTATCTATCTATTTTTTACTAATAAAATTAATTTTACATAATACGTAGAATTACATCTCTATATAGAGTTCTTTAATATCACTATTTACCGATCCCCCCTTTTGTGATATGTCGTCGTCTTCAACTTTCAATAACTCTTCGCTATCTTCTTGTTCCTCTTCGCTGTCTTCTTGTTCCTCTTCGCTATCTTCTTGTTCCTCTTCGCTTTCTTCCTGTTCCTCTTCGCTATCTTCTTGTTCCTCTTCACTATCTTCCTGTTCTTCTTCGCTATCTTCTTGTTCTTCTTCGCTATCTTCTTGTTCTTCTTCGCTGTCTTCTTGTTCCGCTTCGCTGTCTTCTTGTTCCTCCTCGCTATCTTCTTGTTCCGCTTCGCTGTCTTCTTGTTCCTCTTCACTATCTTCCTGTTCTTCTTCGCTATCTTCCTGTTCTTCTTCGCTGTCTTCATAGATACCGCCTTTAATCTTTCCGTATTTACTACTGTATGTATCCTTCCAAGTTTTCTCATCTTTTATTGTGTTCTGTGTAGTAAAATTATCAACATGTGAATTAAATAGTGAATAGTCGATATTAGCGTCCGGGTTATAGTCATTGTTTTCGCCTTTGCCATCGTTATCAACAACGTCATCATTCGGATTATGGGTTCCGTTTTCGTCACTATCGCTATCGTCACCTACAGCACCAATACGAACGAACTCCGCTTGATCAACAGGCATATCTATCGCCTCGGTATTTATTCTCGGTTGTATCCCCATTGTTTCCAGTTCTTGAATAAATAACTTGAAAGCATACGGTGTGTGTATCACCGCGACATCATCGTTTTTACAGTTTCTACACATATTGATATTTTCTTTCACATTGAACGCCACTAATGTTCCACATCTTTTACATACACACCAACAAAACTTGTCCGAGCGTTCCATCATACTTTCTTTGATAAAGTTGGAGATACCGTGACTCAGAACAGTATCACGTTCCATCTCACCGATACGCAAACCTCCACCCTTACGCCTGCCTTCAGTCGGTTGCCTTGTTAATCCCATAACCTTTCCAACGCCTCGTGAATTAATCTTTTCGGCGACCATATGCTTTAGGCGAAAGTAATATGTGGGACCAATGAATATCTCGGTATCAATTTGATTACCTGTAAAACCGTTATACAAAATTTCGTTGCCGTATTTATTAAAACCGTTATGCGTCAATCGGTTATAGATGGTTTCCTGTTCAATCGGTATAAAGACACTAGCGTCTCCTAAAACTCCGTCAATACAACATAGTTTTGCAAAGATACACTCCACTAAATGTCCGATCGTCATACGCGAAGGGATAGCGTGCGGGTTAATAATAATATCAGGGCGAACGCCGTCCTTCGTGTAAGGCATATTCTCCTCGGGTATGACAAGACCAATGACACCTTTCTGTCCGTGTCGCGAGCAATGCTTATCACCAAACTCGGGTTTCTTAATTTTCAAGAAGCGAACTTTACAGATGGACGAATCATTGCCTGCGATCTTCTCAGTTTTATATACGCGATCTACCTTGCCAAATAAAGAGTTGTCAGTAGACATTGATATATCGGTATAGATTAATTCTTTTTTAACATCTGTAAATACCCCATTCTTATATTCCTTGATTACTTCACGGACATTGATCATACCCACGATGATAACCTCCTGTCCTTCTGGGACATACACGCCTTCCTTAATAAATCCGTCCGCATCTAGGTGCTCATAGTTTTTATTTTTAATACCCACAATTTTAATGCCCTTGTCTCGCATAAGAATAGGGTTTCCAAAGATAATTTTTTCATTTTGCGAAACGATTTTTGCGGTAGCAGTAATAGACTTGTAATAAGATAGCGAGTTTAGTCCTCGGTCAATCGTTGCCTTATTAATCATTATACTATCTTCTTGGTTAAACCCTGAATAGGTCATAATGGCAACAATGGTATTATAACCGTTCGCCATATAATCGCTTGCTGTATATTGGGCAATTCGCGTATTTATAATGGGTCTCTGTGGATAATGTAGAATATAACTCATCGTATCAAAGCGTTTGTTGAAGTTCGTAGCATACATACCGATCGCCTGTTTGGATTGCGCTGCGTGGAAGACATTACGAGCGGACGCGTTATGATTGCTCATCGGGATATTGCCACTAACAACACTTAGTATCGTTGAAGGATGTATCTCCATATGCGTATGATATGGTCCGATTTCATCTGGATTCATCGCAATTAAACAGGTATCTGATTCTTCACTATCAAGATATTCTATACACGCCGCTGTGCTTTCTAATTCATTCAATATCGCCATATATTTATTTCTATTTTTCTGTATAATATCTTCAGGTTCGCCATCCTCACCATCGTCATCCTCATTATCGCGATCACTATTACCGCTACCGCCAGCATATAATTTGGTAATATTCTTTAACATATAGTTATGGTTTTTGTCACTTTCCGCATTTCCTGTTTGATATTCTGATGAATCTAACGCCATAACGCCATCATCCGCCGTGTCATCCACGACGATTTCATTATCGCTTGGAAATACGGTTGTATAGAAATCCAAAATACTACCTCCGCCACGAATGCCACCACGTTTCTTTAAAGGATTTATATACTTATCAATATAGTAATAATCGTCGTTCTTCTCCTTGTTATCAAGTTTGTGATAGGATCCGTTTAACAAGTCAAACCAACTTTTCATTCCATCGTCTTTATGAGGATGATGAAAGACGGTTGCTTCATTCTTGTTAGTTTTAGAATTATACTTTAATATTAAAAGAGGTCTGCTTGGTCGTCCTGCTTCTGTGAAGATACGCAGTTCATTCGCGGTTATATTAAAGGATATTGAGATTAGGATATTAATCAATCCGTTTCGTCGGTATGCTTTCAGTAACCTCGTGATGAAGAGCGGATCGCCCGTAATCCCGAAAAGCGTCCCATTCACAAATACGTTTGTGATGTTTTTGTTACTAAGCGCGTTGCTATGTATCAAAGGAATGACGCCGATATCTTGTAAGCATTTTTTAATATGATCAGGGTTTATACCTGCCGTTATTTTTGCCAATATCGCAAGATTCTTTAAATATCCAATGGAAGCTCCATCAGGTGTTTCATATGGACACATAATGCCCCATTGCTGCGAATGTAGTTTGTGCGGTTCGGTAACTTTGATACTGCGGTCAATGGGCATATTTACGCGACGCGTATGCGACAAGAAACCTACATAACTGATGCGTGACAGATCCTGGACTTTTCCCAGTTCCGGATCGCTGTTATTAATTAACCCCCATTGCCCTTTGAGCGATTTTGCGAATGTTTGCGTTATAATGAGATGATCAACAATCTTGTAAATATTATTTATATTGATAAAATTTTTAAAATCCTTCTTACGGGTTTTCCAAGGACCATATATATATTCGCTGTCAATTTTATTCCGGACACTGTCTCTTAATTTGGTATATGCTTCTTGGAACAACTCTGCTAACATAAACCCGCTAATATCCACACGTTTGAAGATATAACTGTCGCGGTCACTCAAAGGCAGTAATCCTTTCGCGGTCTTAATAAATTGTAATGTCAAATAACCCAGATATTTCTTTTTATTTTCAAAGATTTCAATGTTCGGGAAGAAATCCTTGGACAATACCATCTTCACGTGCTCAATCGTTCCATATTGAACCCTGAATTTCAGGTAATCAATCGCCTTCTGCTGGGTATATATATAATATTTTTTTCCATTATGTATATACCAAGCATTAGCGATACTGGGTCTTATTAAATTATCAAAGTAATTCTTTTCAATGTCAGTATATCCAGTTCCAAATATCAATTCGCATATCTCCTTGTCGCTCTGAACACCGATCGCGCGGAACAAGATGAACAAAGGAATCTTTTCTTTGAACGATGGGATGGAAACATAAATCGCCCCTCGCGAATCTGTGTATTTGCGACTAACGTTCTGGACGACATTGTCCCCTTCTACCATAATCGGGTTTCTTACAAAGTAAAATTGGACATTTGTAGGAAGGAGGTTTCCTTTGTCTGCGACGCACCGAATAATCCCTTTGTGACTGAAATCCTTATCGTCTTTCAGCGCGGATACGAACAACCTGTTCGTGACGATCTTTTCTTGTGCGATAATCACTTTCTCTTTACCGTCTATTATAAAGTATCCGCCGGTATCGTAGGGACATTCTCCCAATTTCCTTAATATGCTTGAACCTTGGTTTTTCAATACGCAAATGTCGCTGTGAAGCATTATCGGTATGCTTCCGATTGCTACATTCTTAAAAGTAGTGGGCGGTTCTATACTGCGCTTGCCATCCTCATCCATATAGGTTATACAAACGACTACTTCGGCGAAAAGGTGCGTCTCGTATGTCAAATTACGCATTCTGGCATCAAACGGTGTAATCAACTTAGGACATCCGTCTTCGTATATAATTGGACGACTAATGCTCAACTCTGTGCCTTCTAACCCACCAATGAATATCTCTATTTTAAATACTTCTTCTTTGTTATCGTTGTATTTAATCATTGTGATAGGATTGTATGATTTGACAATGTATGGGATTTGGTTCTTGATGAACTCGCGATAACTATCCAAGTGATGTCCAGTGAATGGATAGCGATGATCCTTGAAATATAAGTCTAATATATCCCATTCATTCTTAATCATTCTTAAATATTTATTATTCTATTAAGAATATAATATATAAAAAAAAATAATATACATACTCGTATCCTATCCTCATTACTCGTATCTACATCCTCCTATTTACGCCCAAGTCATAGAGCATCAAAAACCCATTGTTGGATAATATGATACTTGCGGGTGTCCCATACATAGATTGAAGTGACAAAGAAACATATCCTCGCTGGTCATAATTTTCGTGTTCGTCGTATCCCGATATATTCAGGGTCAAACTTTCAAACTTTACGACTCGCCTTTTATAGCATTTGAAGTTCCCTTTTTGATTTGGAACTCGCGAATGGAACTGACCCCCCCTGTAGATATTCAGGAATCCGTCGCTACCGATTTTCATTTCAAACATATTGTTAAAGGATTTAAGGGATACGCGATCAATCTCAAGTGTTTCGCCTTCGTTCATTACGTAGTCTTGTTTCAATAATATATTACCCCAAGGCATATAGCAAAAGAGGTCTTCATTGAATAACGCCTGATTTATTTGAAACATAGAGAAGATGACTTCTTGGATTTTCCCAGGACCCGGGTATCTACTTTTGCGATATGCCAATTCTTTTAATATATTATTGTTATATTCTTCGGAATAGTTTTTCTTGTCAGTTCCAGGTTTGATATTTTTTCTATAAAAATCCGACAGCAAAATCTCAACCTTGCCTTTGTCGTTATTGTCACATACGATACTGTCGTAATCGTTGTCATACTTCTCAACCGGTTGAGTATATTTTTTACATTTGGTGATTTGCTTACACAGGAAGACGTCAAAGGTTTCCTCGTCTTTTTTGGATTCGCCTTCGTATTTCTCCATATTTTCGGGACTACAATGGAGATTCACGTCAAACGTATCGCTGAATACGTCTACACTACCACGAAACCTCTTTTCATCCGCTGGCGTAAAATCCATCATATGCTTATTATAATAGGGCGTTTTCAGGCATTTCTTAGGATAATACGGCGATAGGTTTTCAGCACTTATCAAAAGCGTCGCTTCCGTCGTAGAATATTCGGGTATTAGAAAGGTCTCCTTTTCGTTCGCTACACACCCCAAGTTATAGCAAGTCGCCGTTAAATCCGTCCTTAAATAGTTTTTCTTTTTTATTTTGTCGTCCCGGTCTTTCATAGAACCGATTTGGATGATATCTAGATACCTTGAGAATTTACTTGTCATCAGTTCCATCCACCGGTTCTGTTTTGAAAACGCGTCCAGTGAAGGGAACAACGTATATTCGCTACCATCGCCATTATAGTTGAATAGATTCGGGATATATAAAATGGCGGTATAATTCCCATTAAATACGTCTTCTTTATTAATCGTTTCTAGTTTTTTCGCGAGCATCACATAGATCGGTAATGGGATTTTTAGATACGAGGGTCTAAGTAGATTACCGCGAATATTTTCTAGTTCCGCTTGGATCGTGCTTTTCAATGCGTCCTCGTTCACACTCTCAAACACGCGACAGCACATATTATTATTGATATGGACTTTTTCACTAGTATATTCGTCAAACGTCATAAATATACAGCGCATATACCGTAATAGTTTGGTATTGCTTGAAACCTTTTTGTATAGCGACTTATTACATTTCAATAAATCAAATTTCGTAGCGTCCTTATTATTACAATCTTTGTTGTTAAGATATTTGAGCATCTTTTTATTATATAGATATAAAAATAATAGTTGTTTTATTATTTATATCACGGTATGGATGCGACGATAGATAAATGTATATGGAATAGCACGCATTTTGATATTGCGAATGTGGCGCATAAATACCTCCAAGACAAGCATCGCTACGTGAATAATAAATGGGAATATTTGAATACTACTGCGGGAACCACGGGAGCAGAGGGAGCAGCGGGAGCGTGGGAACACGACGCGAATAGCGAGCAATTAATTTATTCCATACGAACGATCGTTTGTCGTGCTTTTACGAATCGCGCGCTATACTGGGCAGATACTATAGAAGACGAAAGATACCCTGATAGAGAGATGATTTCTAGTAAATTACTGAGTATTAGTTCAAAACTCAAAGAGAAGAAATATATATGCGCATTAATTAAAGAGTGTAAGCAGTTTTTAATCTATGAAAACGATCTATGATGCTCGTTGTGTTCGCGACCTATACACGATCATAAGGAAGCATTACGATTTCGCGATACGCGACTTCAAAATCACAAATGCTCCTCTATCTATCTTTCAACCTTTTCGCAGGGATTTACAGGAATCTTCAAATGGTTATTTGAATTTCGCGTTTGCTTATAAATACGCGGATCAATGTAGGCATTGCTATCATCTAACCTGTGTGGGTATTGAAATCAATATGTATATTCTAACAGACAAGAAAATAACACCGAAGATGAAGAAGCAATTCTTTCAAAATCTGTATCGCGTATCTTTACTATGTAAGTTATACGGTATATCAAAGCAATTTAACTTTTATATTATTATGAACCCGTTAAAACGGTGTATGCCAGCGAAGAAGGGCGACCTTATAGACGTTGTGAATGTGAATGGAGGATATACCTATATTCATAAAAACAATATCTATATAATACGCGAAGAGGACTATGAAAAGGTGATCATCCACGAGTTATTACATCATAATACAATAACACATCACAAAGATTGGGATGAGACGAATATAAAGAGGTTAAGGGAGCATTTCAAGATTCACAGCGATATGCTTCTATTGCCGAACGAGGCGATCATAGAGACGATTGCGTGTATCTTAAATACGATCTTTTATACGATAGAGACCGCTACGGGGTTAAATGAGAACCTTAAAAGGGATCAGGCACATTCGCTATGTTTGGCGAAAAAACTAATAGACAAGCAGGGAGACGGACTGTGGAATGAAAAGACGCACTCGTTTTGCTATATTGTGTTCAAAACCATTCTCTATGTCTATTGTAATAAATTTTTACAAATCTATAAATACCGAAATGATACAGAGATTACGGACTTTATCCTTCGCTATTCGCCAAAAATATATAGACGGGTAAGACGGATGAAAAGAGAATCGCAGGTCGCATTAAAGCAAACTGTTTATTGAAGGATGAGGAACGAGTATGAGGAACGAGTATGAGTATTTAAGAAATCTATATAATTTATTAGTAAAGCAAGAAAAAGCAAGGGATGTCTATTGAGGATATTAACTATATGAAAGAGAACAGTATAAAGCAAGCATATACCTTTATTATTGATAGTTCGGAAAGGGATCGCAATCTGTTTCCAAACCCCAATAATTACGTTGTTAATTTTAGCACTCCTTTTAAAAATATTATAGGGATGGAAATCATTGACGCGAGTATTCCGAGGGCGATGTATACCATAGACGTGGATAATAACGAATTCTATTACTACATTGGGAATGACACGGGAACTGGCATAACGGATGGCGGAATGACGGATGGTATTATAGAGAACGGAATACAAATCCAGAATAACGCGAATTTAATATTACAAAATTGGAATTATACCTCTAATCTACCCATTAGATCATCCAATCTATTTTACACATCAAATATCGTTAGGAGTTCAAATATCGCAACGAATAGCGCAAGCAGTTCAAACATAGAGATTGTAGATATTTACAAAATCATTCATAGTTCAAATATATACAATTACACAAAGGTAATCAACAACTCCAACGTATTTAGCACATCCAATCTATATAGCACATCGCGACTATTGAATACTTCAAAACTATTTATGAGCACTTCTAACCTAGAAACCGAACGCACCATATATACGACATCCAATATATCAATCACATCCAATATTTACAATTTCACAACTATTGAGAGCGTTTCAAGGAGTTCCAATTTATCGTATCTGGAACTTTCTGGCGACCGATACGGGATACTAGAGAATTCAATCAATATTGCGAATATCTATCGTAATACAGCGGCAATTGGTGGTTCCACGATAGGCATCACATTTCATCTATGTTTGCGGGCGATCATAGGGGATGCGAACAAAAATAAAGAATATAGTATTTTAGATTTCAGTTATAATCATACGTTTTCACTGGATACTGACATTATCTTTCGGAATATTAGCGTGGATGTAGCGAAATCCACAAACAATACCTTTGTTCTATCTTTTACCATCGGCGAACGAAAAGAAAGCGTCTTCAACATCCCGATGAACGACTACGTCAATATCTTATGGTCTATCCAGAAAAGCACATGGAATATTGGCGTGTTTGACGCGACCCTAAATACGCAAATAGCATATAAGGAGTTTCTTAATTGTGATGAAATGTATAATGTGTTTTTTACGAAGAAATACATTGGGAAGAAGCACAGTAGCACGAATGGATGGGAGGATAACCTTTTGCGATTGAAGGACTTTAAACTCTATAATACGGCGATGACGTTATCTGCGATGGTATCCACATTGTCTGTCTCAGATGTCGCGGTTGACATTCGGGTTCCTGTGTGGTATAAAATGGACGAGGTGATTAATAACGCAATTATAAACGAAGGGACGCATACGACTATTGGATATACGGACGTATTCAAGAAGATTCTTATATCGCCAGGCGATTATACGTTTCGCACGTTTATAACAAAGTATGACGAGTTAATAAAAAATAATGATATGGAGATAATGTTTAAAGAGTTTTCAACACCACCTGAATTAACCAATTTAATAGACATTTATTCCAAGTCGCCTTTGATTGTGGATATGAGAAGGACTACGTTGTCTGAAAATCTGGGTTTTGATTTATTCCCTACGACGAAACAAGAAGACCGATACATAAGTAAGGGATATACTACAGTGGATAGTGTGCTGGCGAAGATGTTTTATAGTCGGGCGAATGCGAGTTATGATCCGGATGTTAGTATCAATAATAAGTATATCATCACTTCACCTGGGATCGTGTATTTTATAGGAAATAAATATATTATTATGCGATGCCCGGAGATTGAGGAGCATCTCTATCGTTCGCTGTCGTATTCAAAAAATACGCTGGGGATTGCGAAGATTCGTGTAGATAGTATAGGTATTAATAGCGAAAAACTGACGATCACGAAGATACCCGTCAGGGAGTTTCATCCAATCGGGAAACTGTCGCGAATGAGTTTGCGATTTGAAACAAGTAAGGGAGCACTATATGATTTCAAGGGATTAAATCACAATATTATCTTTGCCATTTTTTACTACGAACCGATACAAAAGAATATTCCGAAGAACTCTATCTTAAACCCCGAATATAAAATGAATTACTTAGACTATCTATATAAACAAGAAGAGATTGAAGGGGACTCCGACGAAGGCAATGAAGATAGCGATGACTTTTCACGAGACAACATAGACGATTACAAAATAAAGGAAAACCTATACAGTGAAAGAGGCGTGCAATTACAACAGACGAATACCTATTATCAAAATAATAGTATTACAGATGCTATAATGGAAGATGAAGAAGACGAAGAAGAAGAAGATGATGAAGAAGAAGAAGATGATGAAGATGATGAAGAAGAAGAAGATGATGAAGATGAAAATGAATATAATTAAGCATCTTCATCTTCGTCACTAAATTTTTCTTTTTTATCATCCTTCTTTTCGTCTTTCTTCTCGTCTTTCTTCTCGTTACCTGCCATCTCTTTTAATAACGTGATGGTGTTTTTTAAATCGTCAACGCTAATGCTATTTTTATTAATTTTTTCTCTAATATCTTTAATAGTTGTTTTATTTTCAGTTGAGGTTGTATCTTTATCTTCTAATTCTTTTAAAAGGGAGAGAACTTGTGTTTTAATATCGGTTTCCCCTTCAAAGTTTTCAATGATTAGCGAGTATCCTTTTGGGTTTGTGAAAGCACACCCATATAGAAGAACTATGAAAATACAAATCGCAAAAATCAAAGACATATATACAAATAGGTTTTCATAATCAAAGTCTTTCATTTTTATTCTGTTAAAAAGAGAAGATATTAATTTATACAAATAATTAATTGTGTGTGTATAGTATAGAGAAATGACGGAACTCAATCTATTATATGGAGGTGATAATTTACTAAGTGATAATTCGGTTATTGATAAAAAAGAATCCTCATATTCAAAAATATCAGGTCAACAATTACATCAAATGGCGCTCAATAATGATATGGGCGAACCATCCCACACCCAGCATCAGTCGCATTCGCAACAGCACGCCCCACCACCCCCACAATCTCAATCTATGCAAGTCGCCCAACAACAAATCGCCCAGCAAATGGCAAACCAACAAGCACAACAAATTGCTCAACAGCAATTACAGCAACAAATGATGTCATCGCAACAAACACAACCGCAACAGTATTCGCAACCACGAAAACCCGAATATAATTTTATAGACAGAATGAATCTCAAAAAAAGCGAGGTTATAAAACTCGCACTGTTCTCATTAGTGATCGTTCTCGGTATATCAATTGATAGGATGCTTACCTATTACCTGTCCAAATATATAAGCGATAATATACTGACCGACTTCCAAGAATTACTGCTACGCCTAAGTTATCCAATCACCATCTTTTTACTTCTCTGGATATTTAAAGCGATTTAATAGTCTTTTTTGTTATTTTTATAATATATATATATAAGAAACTTAAAAAATGCGACAATATATTTTCGGTGTTTCAATTTTTTTACTGTTAGTTTTAATCGGTTTATCATTACATAAATTACGGATATTCTTTGAAACCTTTATGTTTTTACAAAAAACACAGAATTATGATAAGGCGAATTATATTTCCAATAGCGGTTTCGTTAAATATTATTACCGCGATGGTGTGTTTGGAGGTGCTATAGGCGCGGAGACCGCATATTTTATAATATTATTTCTATTGTCATTCATCGCATTTATTGGATGGGCGTTATATGGACATATGAATTACGGGTATTTAAGTTATTATTATGGCGATACGAGCGAATATTACTTCATCTATATCTTTATTTGTTTCGTGATCTTTTTAATGGTCATTAATGCTCCTTCGTTTGTGTCAAATGCGCTTACATTAGATGGCAAGGATGGTATCTTGGAAATATTTAAAAAGAAGGAGATTGAATTAAAAGAATTCTTAGCAAATAACCTAGATTATGATTTGTTATATGACTATTACGAGAAGACAAAGGTAGATGACAACTATACTATGATGGACAAAGAGATTCCAGATTCAACATCATCTCTATTGTATAATTATTGCTTTACGTTTCACATTCTTACTGAAAAAGGAAATGATAATCGGTTTTCGTTAATAAAGGCGAAACTTCTAGAGATCATAAAAGGGGTCGCGATTGACGAAACAAAAGAACGAAACGAGCAACTCAAGACAGCTATTATTGGGACAGACTTTAATATTGTAGCACTGTATAATCATAATAACAATGTTGTATTGCCATCTTTACAGAATATGCTGGGTAAAATTAAAAAAAAGGCGAATGACAAGAAAAAGATGCGTATTGGTAATATCCTCGCAGGAATGGCATCCATCAAATTGGAGGATTTATCCCAGCGTCACGAAACCGCAATAGACAAGTTTAGGGAAACGATTAAAATGTATAAGAAGGTTTATGAAATCTATATCGCGTATTTTATGATCAGCATATTGTTGACGAACTTCTTTGCTTCCTACGCAATACTGGTGTTGATCTATATCGTTATAAAGTGTCTCTCGTATTACATTGTGGAATTGGACGATGCTGGGTATAACATTTATTATTACATTCAATATCTAATAAATAACGGGATCTATATGCTATCGGGGTATTACTTCCTAACATCCCCGATGATAATATTCGGTTTTAACTAATAATTAATTTATAAATATATAATAAATGGGGGAAGGAGCGGGTGCTGATATATGTAAAGGGATAAATGATACTGTCATTTCCATTATCTTTTGTATCATTATAGTCGCGCTTGCCGTATCCGTTATTATATTGCTGTTGAATATATTAAACTACACATTATTTACGATCTATTGTATCACCGACAGTATTACAGAATCAACCGCGGAAAACCCAGACGCTATTATTTTGGAGAATAAATACAAGTATCGCTTATTACATTATGTGAAGACCACATTTGATAATAATCGCAATAAAAAGAATACGGATGTGAGCAACATTGATCGTGGAGCATCCGACCTCTATATCAGCAAAACGAACGTCTATTATAATTATATTGTGAAACTCGTCCTAGTGATCCTCTTTGTGATTCTAGTAGGGATGCTCTATAACATTTTTAGAATCTTGATTACTGTTGTTAGTCAATGTGATAACAATAATTGCGGAATGCTAATTACGCAAATACTACAACGAGACACCTATATTTATTATATAATAATCATCCTATTAATCTACGCTTACGTCCATAGTTATATATATACCTATTTTTTTAATAAAAATATATACAAGGAACTGTATGATATCTACAATGATAAATTTAAAAAGATAGATACAGTGGTTTCATATTCAATCAACTATATCAATGATCGGGATATAGAAAAGGATTCCACTAAAATTCCTCTCTTTCTAAGGGATTTAAAGGATTTGTCTTATGACTCTCTAGAACCTCTTATAAAACCGGAACCCGCTGATATCACCACGATAATGAATGAAGGGATCGTCAACAATAACCTATTCATCATCCCTGTAGATGGTGAAGAAGGCGGTTCATTTAACAACCTATTTAAGAAGATATATACGACCCCTCTTGCGAATATAATAGACGACCGGAAACGCGAACTACTCGTTCATAAGATAATGATCTATTTAATCTATCACTATGTGATCTCTAATAATATAGACGATCCTTTAATCATACATAAATTGAATAATATTTATTTAAATCTATTTGATAATATCTTTGTAAATCCGGCGAATGAGAAGACAGATCCCAATTATTTTCTAGAAAAATATGACAAAGACATTCAAACGATGCTCAAACAAATACGAGGTGCCTACACTATTAAACTATTGCTACCGGACGGGGCAAAGAAGGAGACGCTTGTAGAACAATTAAACAAGAACGCGGAATCAATCGTAAAGTATATAATGAATACAAAAAAAGACGAGATCGCGAGGAATAAAATAGGTGTAGATAGCGAAACGAAACTACTTACAGATATAAAAAAAAATATAGACACTTTCGCAGATGGGTTCTTTGACTATTACCTGGAAGACAAAACACCTGGCGATATTAATCGCGTTGTCTACAAGATCAATTTATACCTCGCAATTGAGATGATGGAAACGATCGTTTTTATTATCGTTGTTTTGCTAGTATTAAATAATTCAGGAAAGTATCCCTTTTTGGAAGAATATATACAGATGGCGATCACCTACGCGCTACTCATCGTAGACGAGGTTGTATCCGCGATCTTGGGGATTATTTAGACGCGATATAATTATTATAATAATTACAGTATTCTTTCATCGCGGCTTCTTTTTCCATACCCCGAATGCCGTCCCACGCCGACCATTTTGCGTATGCCTTGTAATAGATGAGATATGGCGCAGGGATATTACAATCGCCCTCTGTCGCCTGTTTATAAAACTTATAGAAATCCAGTTTAATCGCGTCGCTTAGATTCAGTTTCTCCAAGTCAATTCCTTTGAGTTTCGCGAGAACACATTCAAACTCTGACGCGATTTCCATTTTTATTTCTTTACCAATACCCTTATATAATACGGTGTCTTTATATTATTTTATTTTTATTGACACGTTATAATAGATACAAGACAGTAAATGAAAAAACTTCCATTCATCGTCATATTTGATATAGATCACGCAATCATCGGCACAGTTTCTACGGTAGTGAAAGAGTGGGAAGTTATTACCGCAATATATAACATTTGTAAGAAAAAAGGTATCAATGCGAAATGCCCTTCAATGGACTTTCAGGATTTTCAAGATGAATTAAAGAATGGTTTATTACGCCCGTATGTAAGCGACTTCCTAAGTTTTTGTAATACGAAGTTTAAGAATACGGAGATATTTCTCTATACGAATAGCAGTTATAGATGGACGAATGGTGGACTTGGGAAAAACATAGAGAAGGCGTTGAAAATGAAAATAAATCGCCCATTTTTTACAAGAGAGAACTCCTTGTGGATGGGTAAATCACTCGCGAATACCTATCCAATTATGATGAAATCATTGGTGAAGCGGTATCCTTTGTTAAAGGATGAAAATGTCAGCGAATATGTATTACATAACAGGACAGTTTTCATCGATGATATCGCAGATAATATTATTCAGTATAAGAGTAGGCAACTTGTCTGTCCTAAGTATAACTTCTGGAATGAATATGATATATATGATCGGTTTATCACTACCTATAAAATAGACCCGCAGGTATTCAATGACAAGGATATTTTAGATCTTTTACATAAAAACGGAATTCTCGTGTATAACGCGAATGGAAACGAGTATCAAAAAAATAAGGAATACATCGCGATTGCGAAGACATATCACGCGATACACAATGAAATTGAAAGATCACAAGATAACAAAAAAGACGACAGATATTTTAAGGATTTAACAAAGGAACTTTCAAATAAAAAGATAAGTGATGATTGCTTGACAGATAAGAATATAGCGATGTTGAATGGTAAGTTGCTGAAATAGAATAGAATAGAATAGAATTATTTTTTATTTTATAAACTCTTTATAATAGACGAGAAAGTATGAAGAAACTCCCTTTCATCATCATATTAGATGTAGAAAACACGATAATAGGCGATTACGATATGCTGGTAACAGAGTGGTATGTGCTTGAATATATCTACAATATTTGTAAGAAAAAGGGTATCAACGCAAAATGTTTTTCAAGCGACTTGGTGGATATGCAAGACGAATTAAAGAACGGTTTATTACGCCCAAATGTGGGTGACTTTCTTCGCTTTTGTAATACGAAGTTTAAGAATGCGGAGGTATTTTTATATACGAGCAGCGGATATGCTTGGACGAATCTTGTTCTTGGGAAAAACATAGAGAGTGCTTTGAAAATGAAAATAAATCGCCCATTTTTAACTTTACATAACTCTATGAAGAATGATTCGTTGAAATCGGTTGCGAATACATATCCTTTAATGATACAAACATTAGTGAAACGATATCCATTATTGAAGGATGAAAAGGTAAGTGAATATATATTGAATAACCGAACAATCCTTGTAGATGATATGCCGAATGATCTATTTGCATATACGGGTAGACGACTTATCTGTCCAAAGTATAACTTTGCGAATGACTATGATATATACGAGAAGTTAATACGAAAATATAAGTTGAATCCAGAGATATTCAATGATAAGGATATTCTCGCCTATTTACACGAACGCAAAATCCTTGTGTATAATGAGAATGGGAACGATTTTCAAAAAAACAAGGAATACATAGCGATCGCGAAGACGTATCACGCGATACGGAAGGAAATCAAAAAAAACAAAGATGGTATCACGAAAGAAGACACGTATTTCAAAGATCTCATAAAGGAACTTTCCAAAAAAAAGATAGGCGATGAAATCCTAACGGATAAGAATATAACGATGTTGAATATTAAATTGTTAAGTAAAAATTTTACAAAAGAAGATGAATAAGTTAGGATTACATATCGTATTTTATTGGTATCATAATGGTAAGATGAACTATTTATAATTCGCTTAAAAATCGGCAGATGCGACGAGCATCGCATACAATACTTAGCGGATACTTAGACTACTTCTTTAGAACACAAAGATTCCTTTTACATTTCCTTTAACCCCATTATAATCGCGTCGTCTTCAATCGTATATCCTTCTATATTATTGCGAATTTCAAAGTTTAGATAGAGACACTCTGATTTGTGAATATTCCTCCGCTGTCTTATTATTTTCCTATATAAGGACGCGTTTTCGTTTTTCATTTTTATGAGGTTGTTTGCGAGTAATTCGTCGGTGCTATTGCCACCAAACCATATATATAAACCGGTATCATAATCGCTTTTCAATAAATTATGGACGTGTATATGATATGCCTCTTTGTGCAACTCATAAAACTCATATAAACGGGTGCGTATAAATTGCCAAAATGACAAGAGCACCACATATAGATCGGCGAAACACGCGAAGCATTTCCCGTGTTCTAATTCTAATACAAAATATTCGCTAGCATCATCAATATAGATATGTGACGCGATATCCCAGTTATATTTCGTTTTATTCATAAAACTTATAAAGGTTCTCGCAATAATCTTATCAAGATATTTGAAAAGATTCGCAGCTATCTTTATTTTATTACATTTCGTTCTCGCTATGCTATTTGCGGTTAGATGCTTCTTATATAAGGAAATCAGAGATACTGTAGAAGACGATGAGTGAGCATCGCACGCAACACTGGATGTGTTACGAGTTTGTGAAAGATAATGAATAAGATTGAGTTTTGGTTCTTCTTGGTATGTGAGGTAATGCGTCAGATTATTATAATGCTTTTGATTCACACGATTTGTGAGCAGCTCCTTTAACACAAGTGAATACATGTCTTTGTATACACGGTTATAGATGATATACCTGATGTCATCTGGTAATTCCTGTAAATAGTTCGATATAAATAGACCACAAGACAACTCCATCCATCTATTTACTATTACTATTTATTTATAAATATCTTTATGTGTTCGTATATAATAATTTTTATGTCATAATATTAAAGGTCAAATAGACAATTACCATCGCGAAGAGCAAGAATTTAATTACCAGCACGAACCGATCTCTATTTTGATCCAACAGTAATTGATTGAAATTATAATATAATATATAATTTTTATATTTTCTTTATATAGAATTACACAAATATGAGAAAAAGCAGCAGTAGCAGCAAGTATAGCGAAGATAACGAGAATAGTCAGAGTGCCAACTATTATCGCTACGGGGACGATAGTGACGATGATGGTGAAGATGCGAGTGGCAGTATAGTCCCCAACGAGCAGACCGCTGATTGTATTCGCAATCGCTCTAATTTCACGATTCCCAAGACGTTTCATATGATAGATAAAAAGGATTTTAACCCCGAAATGCTGAATGTGTTTATCAACAACGGCGCGTCCCCGAAGTTAAAATTATTATTAGATCAAATACGCTTATTAGACGAAAAAGATATGAAGGATACCGGGAAATTACACAAGCACCTTATATTCACCGACGCGAATCGTAGCACCTATGGAGCAAAGATAGTCGCGTCCGCTTTAACAGCAAATGGATTACATATGGCGTATCACCCACAAGGCACCGGGTTTTCTATGACCGACGATAAAAAACTAAAAAAGACGAAGCACGCAAATTATGCGGTATTACTAAGCAAATCCTTCTTTGATCGTCCAGTGAATGCGAAGATACGAAAGGTGATCTTGGATAAATTCAATTCGCGACCCGACAATACCTATGGCGAACTTGTGCGATTTATTGTATTAGACCAGGGATTTAAGGAAGGCATTGATCTATTTGATGTGAAATACGTTCATTTGTTAGAACCCTTGGCGGTGAATGCCGACGAAAAGCAAGCGATCGGGCGTGCGACGCGTTTCTGCGGACAGAAGGGTCTCGTGTTCCATCCACGGTTTGGTTGGCCCCTTTTTGTCTTTAAGTATGATGTAACCATTTCACAAGAACTACAAGATACCTGGACGGATTTTGATAAGACAAAGACATTGTTTGAGTTATATATTAAAAATTCTAACCTAGATATGCGTAAAATAATATTCGCCAATCAATTAGAAGGAGCAACAATCGACGCGGCAGTAGATAAAGAGCTCACCAAACCCGTTCATCTGTTCGCAATTGAAAGTCCCGATGATATTGTGCTACGTGGTGGTGGTGGCGGTGTCAGCAAGGTTAGCGGTGTCCGCAAATCAATCGCCCCAACAAAGAAGATGAACTTAGTAAAGATGCACGAATACATTAAGGCTAACTTTTCTAAGTTTAAGTATCCTCCATTAAAGTTAGAAAACAAATGCACAGGTGGTGCCATAGGTGGTGCCGTGAATGGCAACATCGTATCCTTCACTCCTACGCAAGATTTCGTAAGGCATTATTTCCAACCCTCGTCAGCATATAAGGGATTGTTATTACACCACAGTGTAGGAACCGGCAAGACGTGTACAGCGATCGCAACAGCGACAACGAGTTTTGACATTGAAAACTATACGATACTGTGGGTCACAAGACATACTTTGAAGACCGACATCTGGAAGAATATGTTTGGTCAGGTATGTAGCATTGATATTCAAAATAAAATAAAGAAAGGACTCGTGCTACCCAATAAGATTGTGTCCAAATCCAAATATGTCTCGGCAAACTGGATGGATCCGATATCGTATAAGCAGTTTAGTAATATGCTTTTAAAGAGAAATAAGATATATGATGAGATGGTGAAACGTAATGGAAAGGACGATCCTTTGCGCAAGACGCTTCTTATCATTGATGAAGCGCACAAGTTATATTCGCCGACGGTTGCGAAGAGTGAAAAACCGAATACCGATATCTTAGAAAAGATGATACATAATTCCTATGACAAGTCGGGGACGGACAGTGTTCGGGTATTATTGATGACTGCTACGCCATTTACTGAGGATGGTATGGAGATGATTAAATTACTCAATTTATTACGTGATGATGAGTTGTTTCCGACAGACTTCCAAGATTTTACAAGCGATTACTTGCATGAGGGATATTTTACACCATCTGGGCTTCGCGATTTCAAGAACAAGGTTAGCGGTTATATCAGTTATCTAAACCGTTCACAAGATGCCCGTAATTTCGCACATCCTGTGATAAGGAATGTCTATAGCGATATGTCCTATGAAAAGGTAGATATGAAGGGCGATTTAGAATTGAAAATGTCTAAAAATGAGATGGCGAATATCAAGGCGGTTAAAAAAGAATTGAAGGAATTGAAGGATAAAGAAAAAGAATGTGTTAAATTAGTAAACGCGACTTACAAGGTGAATGCCAAAGATATTATGAGTCAACGAAAAGAAGGCGAGGCGAAATGTAAGACAGAACCGAAGGGCAAGAAAGCCGAGTGCACTAAGAAAGTCATGGACGAATACAAAGCACTTCTTGAAAAAATAAATAATGGCAAGGAGGATAAATTAAATGGATGCGACGTTAAAAACACATCTAATTTTAAGAGGTTGAACGTTGATCTTGAAGATTACAACGCAAAGCGTGATATCATAAAAGAAAACAAAATAAAAATGAAACCGCTGAAAGTTGAATTAAAGGTTTTCAATAATAAGAAAAAGGCGATTCTCGACAAAGTCAAAGAAATGCGTCAGCGTATTCGCCCGAAGGAGATCGATTATAAACACACGATACTTGGAATAAAAAGGAAATACAAGGATCGTAAAGAGAAGGCAGCCGCTCTTAAAGAGTATAATAAAAAGTCCGCCCCATTATTAGCGGAATTAAAGGACTTAAAGGATTTACGAGCGGAAGCATCAAAGGCGAACACAAATACGCAAGTATTTAAATATTCAAACGGGATGAAGAAGTTAAAGAAGGTATCCCAGGTATATGCGATCCAAAAATACTGCTTAGGAAATGGAACAGCAGTATAGAATCATTTACTACTTTTTATTATTTAAGAATAAGAAAATAAACTGAAATAATACACAATGACCACGACGAAAACCACAATTGTATTTTCAATTAATGTTCATGAGAATTTAAAGTTTTTACAAAAGCAAATTGAAGATATTGAGGCAAATGTTCTACTAGACTTTATAATTCTAATAAATGCCAATGAGTTTATGTATCGCGAAATAATGAATAGCGGACTGTTGTTTGCGAAACCTAATGTTGTGCTATACCCTCAGGGGATAAACAAGATCCATAATCACGGCACGTTAACAAAAGGAATCTATCTCAATATGGAGTATGCGGTTCGCAACTATCAGTTTGAATACTTTGTAGTGTTATCCAGCAGAAACCTGTTTTACAATACATTACACAAGGATAACTATAGCACGATTCCCAAGATATGCGACGGAGCGACCATTGATCAACTAAAAAAAAACGAGTGGCATTGGCATATCTTCTTAAAAACTAAATTGAGTCAATATATTATCGCGAATAACTGGCGATTTTGTCAATCCTACATGCACCACGAAGGACTTATGTTTGATTACGCGTCATCTACGCAAATTGTAGATTTCCTAGAAAAAAATGAAGAGATTAAAGAGGATATCTTTCAGTTCAATTGGGGCGTGGAGGAGTTCTCTTTGCAATCTATTTCTATCAATTTATCGGGGTATTATTATAATATTGGTAATTGGACAAACGACGACGACTTTATAAATATCCACAAACTACCAAGCGATCGCTTTGTATATAAGACATTCCGTCGATAAAGACATATTATTTATAATATGTTCTATTTTCATACTGTATCGTTTCTATAAACGCCCATACATTATTTTTAACATCACTGTCATAATGCGAAATGAATGGCAGTGTTCCAAACACTAAACCTTTCGTTACGTATGTGAGATACTGTATATTCAACCCTTTCGCGCAACATTTTTGTAGAAAATATGATTTCATCTCTTGAATATACGCATTGTGAGTATTATTATCATCACCATTCAATACCAAGTCATATCCTAGGATACTTTGGTATAATTTGCCGTAATCATAGTATATATCGCCGTTCAGCGTTAGGATATCGTCGTTTATCCCTTTCATATCCAGCAATTTATAAGTATTGTCATATGTTAAAATTATATTGGAGAACCAGAAATCGCCGTGTATTACCGGCGATATGTGGGGTGCAAAGTGCGTTTCTACACCATCTATAATATCGCAAAATACATCCTCCGCATCCTCAAAAGGATATTCTTGTTTATTAAAACGGTTCTTTAATTTTTTCACATAATTATTTTTCACATTATCGCAATCTATGACGATCGTTGTATCTTCTTCGCAGGAATGTAAGCGATCCAGAATATCAAACAGTTCGTCAATATGACGCGGTGTCAAAAGACAGTTCTTATACAAGTAATACAAGGGTATCCCTTCAATATAATCCATCTTTAAATCAATAGAATCGCCGGCTATCGTATAATCAATCAATCGCGGAAAGTAATTCTCAAAACCGCTTGGTATATTCTGGTAATAAAAGAGTTCGCCTTTCAATATATTCACGGGTCCTGTTTTAATAACAGATGTCGCGTCGCATCTTCTTATTTTATTAAATTTATTATTCCTTATTTTATTTGGTATAACAAACAGTTCTTTCTCTGTGTCAGCGTCAGTTTCGTTGTGATTGTCCTTGTCATAAAACAGACCGAAGTAGGATATATCATTTATATAAGGATTAATCGCGCGATCGTCTATGTAAATGTCGGCGATCGGTTTACCGAAAATCAATTCGTCATATTCTATATTGAACTTTTCAAGGGTATCTATCGTTACGCTTGCGATATCCTTAATTACCTTTCCGACATTGCCGTTATGCGTCTTCATTCTTCGCGCGGTATAGATGATGATCTCGTGCCCGTCGCTCTTCAACTTCTTCAATAGTGAAATATTCTTATAAATCGGTTTAACTGTAGAATAGTCTCCAGCGACGGTAGGATATGTAGTGAGCGTATTATCTAAATCAAAGCAGATTCTTAATTTATTTTTTGTATGTTTATTATCTATATCTTTAACGACGATTACCGAATCCTCAAAATTAAACTTATCGGCATTCAAGAGCATCTTCGCGTTTGTCAAAAAAGTATTTACATTGTCAAACGAATATGTGGAAGGAACTTGGGACGTGTCCATAAACACGATAGAGTCATCACCTACGTATTCAATGAAACGCTGTATGCCTACGAAAGCAGTCTCAAGAACACCTCGCGTCCCGTAGTCTATTTGCGAAAAGTGAAACTGTGATACTTGTTTACATTTATTTATTACTATCTCTTGGAAATTATATTCATCCAATGCTATATTATAAATGATATATATTTCATCACTTGGAATATCCTCAATGATCGCCTCTATCCGATGTCGTCCCTCAATGAAGTGTAGTGGGGTTTCGTCGCATACAATTATGTATTTCATAATTGGGATCCAGTATGTAAGGTATTATAGTATAATATATGTATTTTTTTATATAGAATAAAAAAGAAAATCAAATGTAGCAGAACAGTAATTATAGAATATTATATTATCGCACGATTTTTTCTCGCATTTTTCAGCATCCCTGATGTCATAGACATAAGAACTTCGTCCATATCGTCAGATTCGCTATCTTCACATTCACTATCGTCACTATCGTCACTCCAATTCTTCTTCTTTGTTTTACGAACAACAGGTTCCTTCTTACTATCTTCAATCATATCACCATCAATATCAGTGCTTGCGTAGCAATCCTTTATATAGTGCGAGTCTCTCCCGCATCTTGTGCATAGGTTTTTGGAATGCCTTATTTCCTTTTCTAATAATGCGATGCTAGTTGCGTCTAAATCTATCTTGGAATATGTCCCGCCTCTAACATTTTCAATACCGTATTTCGCCATATATTCCTTCACATACTTATCTTCGTCAAAGTGCGATGTGCTTTTTATAGTAGTGATTAAAGAGATCGGTTTGTGTTTTTTCGTCCATCCGGAACCACGACCTGTAATATGCTCATCCCATCTCTTTTCAATATTCCTTGTCTTACCAATGTAATACTTTCCTCCTCTCAACTTCAAAATGTAAATCTGTTCCATCGCTTAATAGTAAGTCAATATCTACTATAATATCATTTTTTATCACCTCAAATATTCTAAGTTATCTAGTTTAGAGTTTATTTCATCTATTTTGTTTTCCAACTGTTTTAGATATTCTAAAATTTGTTTATTTGTTGGTATATCGTCATTATCTTTTGACTTCTTATTTACTGTTCCCTTCATCTTTATCTTATTGATTTGTCTTAGTAGTAGCGAATAATCAATTTTATATTCTAATGATATCAATCCCATATCAGAGTCCGCGTCCTTTATTTTAGGATAAATTATATGAGATATAACCCTGCAATGAATACCGTGTACCGTTCTTTTATGTTCCAAAGCAATTTCTTCATACGTTTTGTTTTCTTTAATTTCTTGAACTAAACGATTATCTTCTTCAATCGTCCATCTCGTTCCTACATTCAAAGTTTCGTCTTTGCTCCTTAAATCAAGCATACTTTTTCCAAAAGATGGAGGCGATAGCGAATATGCCATATTTTGTGTAAAATGTAGATACTGTATCATATCACTTTTTATATAATATAAAAGGTAAGACCCGTAATACACCAATTACGCCTTCTCTACAACGCATATATAAGAACATACCACGTATCATATATGATACACGTTTAATACACGTTCCATTACTAAAATGTTAGAAGACTACTTGGAATATACAAGGGTATATAAGGAGAAATATGGCGACAAGTGCGTTGTATTGATGCAAGTCGGTTCGTTCTTTGAGATTTACACGATATACCCGAATACCGATACGTCTCTCAATAACGACGTGTATATTATTGCGGAACTATGCGGGATCCAGACATCGCGTAAAAACAAGGCGGTCGCAGAGATATCCATTGCGAATCCTGTAATGGCAGGGTTCCCCCTTGCCTCCCTTCCTAAGTTCCGTGATAAAATCCTCGCAAGTAATTATACGATCGTATTAGTGGAGCAAGTATCCGAACCACCAAATCCAGAGAGAAAGGTCACCGATATCATATCGCCAGGGACGAACGTTAATATCGTAAATAAGCGTAGCAATTATATAATGGTGATCTATTACGAGGTGATTGAAGGGTATATCATCGCGGGTATATCAGGGATTGATTTATCCACCGGGAAAACCTTTGTATATGAAGTATCTTCGTCAAAGGACGACCCCGAGTTCGCAAATGACGAAGTATTTCGCTATATCAGCACCTACAACCCGTCTGAGTTAATTATCATCAGTGAGGCGATCAGCGAAGATTACAAGAAGCGGATATTGAAAAACCTGACGATCAATAATATTCGCGTTCATTACAAATGGAACACATACGAACATCTGTCTTTTTTTAGTAATATCAATAATCAACGCGATATATTAGAAAAGGTTTTTGTGATTAAAAAGGGATTCCTTTCAATGATTGAGATATTAAACTTGGAAAAATATAATAACGCGAGGTTTTCGTTTTGTTGCTTGCTGGAGTTCGCCTATGAACACAACGCAGATATTGTAAAGGGTTTAGAAGAAGTCCCTGACGTATTTGAAATGAATAAAAATATGACGATTGAGTTCAACTCCGCAATTCAATTGAACGTTCTCGGATTGTATCCTGGTGACCAACCGTTGATAGAAATATTAAACCGATGCTCTACTGCGTTTGGATACCGAGCATTCAAGGAGAGACTTTTGCAACCGATGATAGATACGGAGCGAATTACGCAAGCATACGATGACGTGGATATGTTATTGAAAAACAACACCTATTTAATTGTTCGCAAGCACCTATCCGCGATAATGGACTTGGAGCGTCTCAAGCGTAAAATGAAAACGAACAAGATGGCACCACACGACTGGGTATCGTTTCACGATGCTTTGCTATCCACCAAAGAAATCTTGAATTTGACAAAGACAAACGACTTCACTTTTGATGACATTGACATTGACACTGTCATCTCGCGATTCATCAATATCATAGATTTAGAAGAGGCGGGCAAATACAATCTCACGAACTTACAAGACAAGTCCACTTGTATTAACTTTTTCAAGCGAGGCATCTACACCGATATTGATTCGCAGTATGACAAATATAATAAATCGCTCGGTATCATCAATACGACGTGTGAAAAGATTACGCAAATTGGCGACAATGATAGCACCGCTTGCAAGGTGGAGAACAATAATCGCGACGGTTATTATTTGACAATTACAAAGAAGCGCTATGAGAACGCTTTAAAAAATAAAAAGGATTTGATGAGCACCTTTGAGAAGAAGGCGTTATCGTCTTCCTCAACCACGTATAAACTCACGAATGCCGCGATTATAAAGGAGAGCAACGCGATCACCGAGTATAGTCAGCAAATATCGCAATTGGTGTTAGCGCATTACAGAGCGTTCGTAATTCAGTTCATAGAGGATGTTGCGGATACCTACGATGCGATTGTGAAATTTTTGGTTCGCGTGGATATTGCGGCGAACTCCGCGAAGAACGCTTTTGATTACTGCTATACACGCCCGGTAATAGACAGTAATGTGACATCTGGCAAATCGTCTTTCATAGAATCTACGAATATGAGACATCCTATAATTGAGAGGATTCAAGACGATTTCCAATATGTGGGCAATAATATTTCGCTGAATCAAAACGGTATCCTATTGTATGGTATTAATGCGTCTGGCAAATCGTCGTTTATGAAAGCGGTCGGTTTGAATATTATAATGGCGCAAGCGGGTATGTTTGTGGCGGCGTCGTCCTTCACGTATTACCCGTATCATAGCATATTTACGAGGATCTCGGGGTTAGATAATATTTATAAAGGGATGTCCAGTTTTACGGTGGAGATGACAGAGTTGCGAAATATTCTCAAGCGCTGTAATAAGTATAGTATCGTGATTGGCGACGAGATCTGTTGCGGGACAGAATCGGTATCCGCACTGTCTATTGTGGCGAGTGGCATTGACACACTCATACAGAAAGGGGCATCCTTTATTTTCGCTTCACATCTCCACGAATTGACAAAACTGACCAGCATTAAAGGCAATATTGGCAAATCCAAGTTATTCGTGAAGCATATTCGCATTACTTTTGACGAACAGAATACCATCATCTATGATCGGGTGATTCAAGATGGACAAGGTAGTAATAATTATGGCATAGAGGTTTGCAGGACACTGGATATGCCAAGTGATTTTATGAAAAACGCAGAGTTAAATCGCAAGGAAGTTGAAGGTATGAACAACACGATAATAAATAAGAAAAAATCAAGATATAACTCCAAGATAATTATAGATATGTGTAATATCTGTAATAAAAATAAGGCAGAAGAGACGCACCACATCATCTATCAACAATCCGCCGACAAAGATGGGTTTATTAATAATACATTCCACAAGAACGCGAAGCATAACTTGGTGGCGATATGTAAAGAATGCCATCACAAGGAGCATAGCGGGCAAATAAAGATAGAATGCTGGATGTCATCTTCTAAGGGTCGCAAACTAATATGCGATTATAATTATGGTAGTGGCGGTAGCGAAAAGAGCGAAAGTGACATAGATGACACAGGGAGCACTTCAAGTAATTGAACGATTGAACTGATAAAGAATTGCGTTTCTCATTATTTTTTATTTTTACTAATCTATATAAAAACAATCTACCTATATAGATATAACCAAAGATACAAAAATAAAAATGCGTGTTATTAAGCGTAATAGTGAAATGGAGGATGTTAGTTTTGACAAGGTTTTAAATCGGTTGAAAAATCTATCTTCAGGATTAACGATAGACGTTTCAGCGATTGCCCAGAAAGTCTGTTCACGTATTTATGATGGTGTTAAGACATACGAGTTGGATGAACTCGCCGCTTATTTATGTAGCAGTATGTCAATTGAGCATCCCGATTATAGTATTCTGGCATCACGTATTATCGTATCTAATCACCATAAGAATACTTCACCGTCGTTTAGTGAAACCATACAGACGCTCTATAACAACGTGGATAATCATAATAACCCAATCCCTTTAGTATCGGAAGAATTGTATAATGTGGTTCAAAAGAACAAAGAGAAACTCAACACGTGTATTGATTATCAGCGGGATTATTTGTTTGATTATTTTGGATTTAAAACGTTGGAGCGCGCATATCTTTTGCGGATCAATAAGAAGATTATTGAGCGTCCTCAGCATATGTGGATGCGTGTGGCAATTGGAATTCACGGACACGATATCAAGGAGGTTCTCCAAACATACGATTTATTAAGTAAAAAATATTTCACACACGCTACGCCTACACTGTTTAACGCGGGAACAAATCGTCCGCAGTTGAGTAGTTGCTTCTTATGTAGTGTGAATGACGATAGCGTATCAGGCATCTTTGATTCGTTAAAGGAGGTCGCTTTAATCTCAAAGTATGCTGGTGGGATCGGGTTGCATATTCATCAAATACGCGGGAATGGTAGTCATATTCGCGGGACAAATGGAACTTCCAATGGTATTATACCGATGCTACGTGTATTCAATAATACAGCGCGATACATTGATCAGGCGGGGAAGAGACTAGGTAGTATCGCGGTATATCTAGAAACGTGGCACACTGACATTGAGAGTTTCTTGGAGCTCAAGAAAAATCACGGTAGCGAAGAAGACAGATGTCGCGATTTGTTTTTAGCGTTGTGGATTTCAGATCTTTTTATGGAGCGGGTGAAGGCAGAAGGCAAATGGTCGCTTATGTGTCCTGACAAATGCCAAGGACTCAGCGACGTATACGGAGATGAATTTAAAGAATTATATGAGAAATATGAGAGCGAAGGCAAATACACGAAGCAAATCAACGCACAAGACTTGTGGTTTAAGATCCTTGAGGCGCAGATTGAGCAAGGAGTTCCTTATATCCTATACAAGGACGCAGCGAACAAAAAGAGTAACCAGAAGAATCTGGGGACGATTAAGTCAAGTAATTTGTGTGCGGAAGTGTTGATTTATTCGTCTCCCGAAGAAACGGGTGTGTGCAACTTAGCGTCTATCTGTCTTCCGACGTATATCTCATTTACTGGCGCGGATGACGAAAAGGTTGCCGTATTTGACTTTGATAAATTACATGAGATTACAAAGGTTATCACGAAGAATTTGAATAAGGTGATTGACAAGAACTTTTATCCGGTTGAGAAGGCGCGTCGCTCCAATTTAAAGCATCGCCCAATTGGGATCGGCATTCAAGGATTGGCAGATGTATTTATACAGTTACGCTATCCGTTTGAAAGCGATGAGGCGAAGCAATTGAACAAGGATATTTTTGAAACGATCTATCACGCAGCGGTTGAGGCATCTATGGAATTGGCGAAGAAGCGTCATCAGGTAATTAATGATATTAAAAATTTGAATCACAAGATCCTAGACGTAGATATCAAGGATTATGTGAATGAGTTTGAGAGGGATATTGCCAACCCGAAATATATCGGTGCATACAGTTCATTTGAAGGAAGTCCTATGTCACAAGGTCAATTCCAATTTGATTTATGGAATGCCCAACCGAGTACAAGATATGACTGGGAGAAACTTCGCACTGACATAAAGGAATATGGTGTTCGCAATAGTCTTCTTTTATCGCCAATGCCCACTGCGTCTACTTCGCAAATTATGGGATTTAACGAGAGTTTTGAACCATTCACGAATAACATTTTCCAACGCAAGACATTGAGTGGAGAGTTTATCGTGATTAATAAATACTTGATCAATGATTTGATTCGCAAGGGACTATGGAGCAAGGAACTGAAAGACACGATTATATTACACGAAGGGAGCATTCAAAATATCCAAGAGATTGACGATGAAACAAAGGCGATTTATAAGACGGCATGGGAGATAAAGCAACGTCATATTATAGATATGTCAGCGGATAGAGGACAATACATTTGCCAGACACAGAGTCTCAATATATTTATGGAAGAACCGGATTTCCAAAAACTGTCGTCTATGCATTTCTACGGACACAGTAAGGGATTGAAAACAGGATCTTATTATCTCCGCACAAGACCGAAGGCGAAGACACAACAATTTACGATTGACCCGGAGTTCGCTAAGAAAAAGAGAAGATGTGCTGAAGAGAATGCGGATAGTTGCGTGCTATGTTCGGCGTAGATCTTTTGGTTTTAGTATAAAATAATATGTTTATATATAGTAGAGATTTAGATGACTGCATATGAACAACAATATAAAAATAAAGAAAAAGATTATAATAAGTATTTAGAACTTGAATTGAATTATATTTTAGAAAATGTGGAAAATAATGATTTAAATTTCTGGAAATCTTATTTAAAAATTGTTATTATTACTAATTCACCAAAAGGGACTCCTGATAATTTTTTAGAAAATTATAGTGCTTTTACTAAAAAAGGAATTTTTTCTGATATAAATAGAATTAATAATCTAGGAATTAAAGGGGACGAAAATGGAGAGATAATTAAAAATAATAGGATTGATGTGGATCATATAAAAAAACTCAGAGGATTCGTAGGTTTATTTATGAAAATACAAAGTGAAGGATATGGTAAAGGAAAATATTACCAAATTGACTTGACACAAAATCCTGAATATATAGGTTTTTCAGGTGGTCGTCGCAATCATCCGAAACATACAGATATGACGATGAAAGACATTAAGGAATTGTGTAAAGCGAATCAAATCAAACTTTCAAAAGTCGTAGACGACAAGAGGGTTTGTTATAAGAAAAAGGAGTTACTTACGAAATTGAAGAGAAAGAAGGTTATTTGATAACTACACTTCAATATACACATTGCGATTTATTTTATTATTATACTGATAAACATAGTATATATACTCGTCGTTGCGCGTCTTCAATATCATATTTTGAAGAATATATACGATGTAACTGTCAATCAGAAAATAGATGTGTTCCACATACTGGTTACTACCCAAACTCATTGTTATTTTTTCGTTTGTTATATCAACACGCCGATTATTATAATTTAGAGTATTTATGAGTTGTGGCAAATGTATTTTATATCATCTCTATAACGTCCCGAATCCCTGTTTATGTAGGCGCTTCCTTCTCGCTGTAGGCGATTATTATATCGTATAAAAATCTTGAAAATTTCTTGTAATAAGCACATAGTAGTTTACTTTGATCATTATCTTGAATCAATTATTATTACGTCTAATCGAACATATAACCACCAAGTTTCTTCGCCCTTACCGACTTAGGTTTCGCAGCAGCCTTCCTTGCTTTTTCCGCTGCTTTTTCCGCTGCTTTTTCCGCTGCTTTTTCCGCTGCCATCTTTGCTTTCGCAATAAACTTCTCAGCTGCTTCAGCAGTCTTCTTTGCTTTCTCTGCTGCCTTTATCTTGTAATTTATCTTCTCCATAGAAGCTTTGTAGTATTCATCAACGCTCCTCTTGGTATTAAGGGTCGTGGGCATTTTCGCAATTGCTTTTTTTATAAGACTAGAATAGGTCTCACGGGAGGAGGAGGATGACGCGATTATCATATTATGGTAAAGTGCGTTCGCGTTTATAGACATATTTATATATTCTATATCAATATTTTTTATTTTATTATATAAATATATATCGCTATTATAATATAATGTCTATGGCTAACAATGAGACTCACGAACCGCTTCTTGAACCGAGCGAACGCCTAACTATATTCCCGATAGAACATTATGATATGTGGGAGATGTATAAGAAGGCACTGAGTTGCTTCTGGACGCCCGAAGAATTGGATCTAAGTAAAGATTTAGCAGATTTTCATAGTTTAAATAATAATGAGCGTTTTTTCATCAAGCAAATCTTGGCGTTTTTTAGTTCAAGTGATACTATCGTGAATATTAATTTAGGCGAGCGCTTTTTAAATGACGTTCAAGTTCTAGAAGCAAAGTTCTTCTACGCATTCCAGATGTCTATTGAGAATATTCACTCAGAGACCTACTCGCTATTGATTGACACCTACTTTAAAGAACCTGCCGAAAAACACGAGGCACTAGACGCGATCCATTATATGCCTTGTATTAAAAAGAAGGCGGAGTGGTGCTTTAAGTGGATCAACGACGAAAACGCGCCATTCTCTCAGCGACTGCTCGCATTCGCATTGGTTGAAGGGGTGTTTTTCAGCGGTGCCTTTTGTAGTATTTTTTGGTTAAAAGAAAGAGGACTTATGCAAGGGTTGTCGTTCTCTAATGAATTAATCAGTAGAGACGAAGGAATGCACGTAGAATTTGCGGTGCTACTATACTCTAAGATTGTGAATCGCCTCTCACAAGAAGTCGTTCATAAAATCGTGAGAGAGGCAGTAGAAGTAGAGAAGAACTTTATTATAGAAAGTATTCCTTGTTCAATGCTTGGGATGAACGCGAATCTAATGTCCATCTACATTGAATTTGTCGCGGACAGACTATTGACACAATTAAATTATGACAAGTTATGGAACTCTAATAATCCCTTCCCGTTTATGGAGAGGATCTCAATTGAGTCAAAAACGAACTTCTTTGAAAGTCGCGTTTCACAGTATAGCAAGGCAAACGTTGGAAGCAAGCAGGAACATACAGATATACGCAAGTTCTCTCTGGATGCCGACTTTTAGTTTATACTTAAAGAAATAAAATTATATTTTATTTATATTGAATGAATAAGTTTCAAAGTGTTTTCAACGAAATTAATAAATATATAAACTATATGCTATATGACGAGTATATCATATTCTCATCCAACTATGTTCGGTGTATGAATCGGATTCTATGTGTATTAAAGAATACGCTTAGCAAAATACAGAATATATACTTTAAATATATTTTACATCCAAAAATAAATGCGAGTGTTGCTACGACGATACCTTAACTTCTTTTACTCTATCTAATATCCCTATTGGATTTCTTTTGTTAATTTTTTAAGTTGTTTATCTACCGCTGGATTCTTATAACTCATTAGAGTATGAGAATTATAAAAATATACAGGATTTTTATACCCTTTTAGAGTATCTATAAATTTAGGGGTAGAACAGTTGCGCGTATTAAATTTAATCCTTCTTTTTTTATCAGCGGTCGCTGTATCCGTTATCATCATTACTGCGTTTGCTGTATCCGGTTTAGACTTGCGATCTCTAAATCTAAATATTTCATTATATGCGGTCTCTTCAATCGTATTATTTATAAAATTCAAGTATTTTAATTTTTTTAATTTTAGTAATATGCCCGTAAATAATTCCACAAAGTTAGTAATATGCGAAACTTCTTCATCGTCGCCTTCTATATAAGAATATTTAGAATTATCTATGTGAAACCCACTAAAATCAAGCAGTTTAATATTCGTCATATTTTCTATCATAAATAGCAGCTCATATATAATATAATTATCTGTTTCATAGTATTCTTCCTTTGTTTTTATGATTATAAAATGCGTAATCGCAGATACTTCTAACGTATATAACATATCTAATATATCTCGTGTTATTTTTACATCACGTAAAATGACCTTCTCTACCTTACTCGCACCTTGTATAATTGTTTTCAATTGACCTATATTTTCTTCTGTAATAATTATACTATGTGATCCTTTATTTATAGATACATCACTTACATCACTTACATCACTTGACATTTTCGGTGAATGCGATGAAGAAGTAATTCTTTTATTATCTTTGCGAACATATATTAATATGCGGTTTCCTTTACTAAAATTAAAGCAAAGTTTAGCGTCTTTTTTAGTTATCAAATCTAATTGACAATTCTTCGCATTTAAACAATAATCAACATCATCTTTAATATTCCATTTGTGTTTCATTAGTTCGCAAGGAATAGTCCTTGTTATTTTCGTTGTCGTCATAGCAGAATCCATACTCGTTCGTGTCCAACCATTATAAACATATTGCTCTTTTTTACAAGTTATACCAGCGATTACGTGATTTGAGTTATATTGATCGGTTTCTTCAGTATCGCCTAATATTATGGAATCTAAATTATATTCTACGCCATTATAAAATATCTGTTCTTTCATAGATTGGATACTATTTTTTATAACAGGATCATCAATTTTATTATTCAAAATATTATTGTCCTTTTTATAATACACGCCTTCGCCATAAATAGCACTATTATATGTGAAATTACTAACAAATACTATTAATATTGAAGGGGTGTTATTAAACACTGTATGGGCATCTTTAAAATTTCTTGGACTATCTTTGAACCACCTTGAAGGTCTAAAAGGTTTGTCCATCACCTCAAACCTTTTACGTTCATCTTTAGTAAACAAAATAGAAGGTTTCTCAATAAACCGAGTAAATTTTTGTATACCTTTTTTAATTTTAGATTTAGGTTTAATTTTAAATTTAAAGTATAAAAAATCATAATATTTTTTTAACCTATTATATTTTTGAACAAATTTATAATCAATATCATCATTATACTCTTCGTTTAATAAGGAATACACCAAAAAATTATTTTCAACATCATATTCAATGATTGTATAATCTATATTTAATAAATTATACAATCTCCCTATATAAAAACTTGGAGTAAAACCTCCCTTATTAACAGATGGGTTATACATAAACCTTTTTGTGTTTTCCTTATGTAATAATTTTAATATATCTATAAACGTATTATCACTGAACCTTTTGTAATCCTCGCTTTCTCTACTCTCCGTCTTTAAGTATTTATCGTCCAATATATGCTTTAACAAGATAAATAACTTCTTATTTTTATCCCAATCTTTAGATGCTTCAAGTAATATTTTTCTGCTACGCTGACTATAAAACATCGCTACGAAAGTCGCCATAAACCAACAAATAGGTCCAACTTGTTTTGGTGTTAGAATCTGCGAACAAGTGTTTTTTGTCTCCGCCTTGATTTTTATTGGTGGCGAATTCATACCAGGATATCTAAATAATTATAATATAATAAATCATAAGAGAATATTATAGACTCCTTATATAGAATATGTGTTGGAACGCGTCAGTCTCCTTAAATACCTACGCATTTAGTACATTTGCGTCATTGTTTGCGTATTCTAATGGTGTTACTAATTTTCTTGGTTTACTCTTTTACCAGTCCTTCGTCATCATGCAACTTATAGAATATTTCATTTGGACGAAAACATTTTCCAACAGCTTGCTATCACAGATCGCGTTGTTTGTCGTGCTATGTCAACCGATTCTCAATATCCTAAAAATTGAGAAACGCCCTGAATGGATCCCTTATTTATTGGTAGCATACTTTGTATTCATCGTGATCCTATACACCATAGTAATCCCTTTTAATACCATCGAGTTTACATCAACCCCTAGTAAAAACGGACATTTGGCGTGGAACTGGTTCAAACTCAATATATACGCAATCGCAATATTGTACGCATTCCTTGCGGTGCGCTGGATAATTGATGAAATGTATCCTACGCTTCTATTCATAACAACCATCCTTGTTATATCCATAATCCTATATAAGGAAACCCATACCTGGGGGTCTATGTGGTGCTGGATCGCAAACGCCTTGTCATTCTATTTGATAGTATTGGTTTTTTACAAGGACTTTTGTAAAATATAAAAAGGAGAATATAATCTTACTGTAAAATATAGATATACAACTCGTAATGCAACCTCATAATAAGCTTATACCATTATCACCTAAACTTCCTAAATGGTCTATGAAACCTACTTGGTTTATGACACCTGCTTTAGCAAATAGCGTTTATACAAAATGTGAAAAACAACTTGACCAGTTAAATAAAAATAAATATATTGTTGAAAAAAGAAAAAACTTTTCTAATTATTTAGAAAAAAGAAACAATATTCGTTCTCGTTTCAATAATGATAATGTAAATGATAAGAAAAAGAGAGACGCAGAGTTAGGAAAATTATATAAGAAGGATATAAAAGAAAAAACTAAATTAAAATTAAAAATAATGAAAGAAAAAGACCATAATGATCTTCTTGATTGTAGATTAAAAGTTTGTTATAGAGAGAGTTTGAATACATTACGATGGTTAATTAAAGATATTTTAACCCACGCTGACAAAAAAACAGGGAAATATAAGCTCGCTGTAAAATATAAAAATAAGTTAGAAAAAAATAAATTAGAGGGAAAAAAATTAACAAGAGAAGACATCAATGCGTTTGATATTGAAATGGTAAAAATAATATTGAAAGAAAATATTGGTAAACAATATTGGTAAAAGTATCACTGGTTCTTTTTGATATTAGAATGACTCAAAGTTTAGCATCACATAGTAATGTTATAGGATTACGTCGTGTTCCATTCGGACAACGTCCTAATTTAGGTTTCGCATTAGGCTTTGGAGGTGTTGTTTGCTTTGGCTTAGCATTCACAGCCTTAGCGGCATTCGCAGCATTCTTTGGAACGCATTCGTTTGTTATTTTATTTCGCATCATTCCTTTCGGACATCTCTTTAATTTAGCAGGTATGATTTTGTCTTTTCCTGAATCCGCTTTCGCTGCTCTCGCTGCTTTTGGTGTAGATGATGCTGTTGATGCGGATAGCATCGTCGGAACGATAGGAACGATATCGTAAAAGTCGTATGAAATACAACCAGTTTTAATAGTAAATTGGTCGGGTTTAAAGGGTTTCGCCAACACAGTATATTCGTTTCCTTTTTTACTTATAAGTTCAAAGATTATATTTCGTGGCAATAAGTATTCCTCTTCTTGTTTAATAATTGCGGTTGATACCATATTGATATAAGGTAATCCTTCATCCAGATATATTTTATAAATGACAGCGTCGGATGCTTTCCCAGCAAACTTTTGAGCCTCCGTATATGCCGAAGAAACAGAAGTATAATTAAGAATTAGTGATGAATCACCTATGTTTTCTAATTGGTTGCCATATTTTCCCCTCATTCCACGATAAAAAACCTTATGAATATATGTTTTTTCGTATCGTGGTGCCGCTTCAATAAAAACTCTGTCTATATTCGTAATTACCTTATCTATCGCTCTTTTAAAGTCTATGTTCTTAAAGGTTTTTTTATTTCTAGCTTTGAAGTCGTGTTTTAATACAGAAATTAACTCATACTTTAATGGTTCATTGTTATTATATAATTCGGGATTTAATAAACTGTTATTTATATGCTTATACAACAACCAACTATATTCTTCTAATAATTTGGATATTAATTCGTCAAAATAAACGTCTTCTAAGGCGTGTTTAAAATTAACCTTGCCTATCGAATCTTCGGATTTTAGTAAACCGATGGTTGTCAATTCTAATAACTCCTTATTTATATACGTATCTCCTGTGGTTTTCGAAGTTAGTTCTATAATCCTGTGTGTTTTCAAGACATCGTTTAATGTGCTAAGTTTAACAATTATTTTTTTCCCAATAAAATACCCTATATTATAGAAGGTTTCTGAGTTATCATAGGTCGCCTGTTTAAGCAATGCTTTATTCTTGATAATACATCGTTTCATTTCATTATTAAACATAAACAATGCCTTATTGACACCGTATGCTTTCTTATTAAGAATGAATACGACGTTATTCGTATCATTCAGAAGGTAGTCATTCATTGGAATGTTTTCTAAATGGATAGGGTCATATACGAACAACCCCTCCATAATGCTCTATTATTCTATAATAGGAGTATATAATTACTATAAAAAATATATACATCCACATATAAACTTAGTTTTCCTATTTCATTAAGGTAAGACCTACATAGGCGACTGTTCCTACTGCCCCTGCACACATAATACATACATTTGCCATTAAACTGCGCTCTCTTCTTCTTTCCTCCTCTTCATTTTCTTTTTCTCGTAATCTAGCACGTCCTTGTATAGATTCATTACGTTCTCTTTCAAGTGCGGCGAGGAACATCTTGTGATTATCAGACTTTATTTTTATAAGAACTTCCTTTATAATTGCCCTTTCGTTGATAGGCAATTTATTCATTGCCTCTTGATATTCTTCTTTGCGAATCAATCTTTCTATCCGCTTCTCCTTCACCAACTCCTTGCGACGTTGAATATCCATCGGCGTATCCGCCAACTCCTTGCGACGTTGCGTATCCATTGTTCTCTTCGTTCGTTCTCTTCGTTTGCTTCGTTCGTTTCGTTTCGTTTCGTTTCGTTCTTTGCGTTCGTTCTCTTGTTCGTTCGTGTGTTTGCTTTAATTATAAAAGTATAGCGATGATAGGCAATTTTTGTTTGTATAGATGTATAATTGCACATATTTATTCAAATAATAAAAATAAAAAGACATCATATACTGCGTCAGACTCTCATTAACTGATATCCTGTTGCGAGAGGCACAACTTGATTTCACCTAAGGACGCGATCGTATATCGTAAGATGATCGGGTAATTGTTTTTAAGATATATCTCTACCGTATTGGACAGGTTGGTGCATTTCGTAAAAATAGACAGATATTTAAGACTGAAGATCCCTTGAATGATCTCTTGGTCTTCTTCGCCACTATTCTTTTTTATGGTGATAGATTGTGATCTATCCGCTCCCAATATCGTCTCCTGATAACAAAAATCTCCTTTACAACTCAATATCAACTTGTCATTAATGTTGCGGAACTCTATAAACTCCGCCAAATTGTGCATGTCGCGAATAATCTTTTGAAGATACGACGACGGCATATTGATAATCGTATGAAAATCAACTGGAGGTATCTGGATATTTAGCACATCTATATCAAGCACTGATAACTTATAATTCGTCTTATAGTTCTTCTCGTTATTATCAATCGTTATCCCGAGATGATTCGGATCATCTTTTAAAATATATAAGGACAATATGTCGTTGTTCGTAATGGTTTTTATTAGCGCGTGCAACCTCAACATATTTATCCCGACGTATATCTTCTTCTCACACTCGTATATCTCAAATTTATCCGCTTCCAACTTGAGATGGATCAACACAATATGCGTATTGTCCATCGCAACTATTTTAATCCCCGTCTCGTCTATCTCCAAATTCACATCCATAAGGATTTCCTTCAAGGCATCTATAACTTGTTTGAAGGTTGATGCCTGTATTGTTTTAATATTTAGCAAATATATATTACTATCATCCATTTACTATTTCTAATGTTTATATTTCTTATATAATCACTCACGATACTTGCGATGATTCGCTTTAGTCCCCCCATATACTGCTGAATAAGTCGCTCATACTGTCTGTATTGCCCGTAAAGAAATCGCCTGCTTTTCCAAGTGCTTCGCTAGGATCACCTATAGCATTTCCAGCATTGTTGAATAGGTCGCCTGCTTTTCCAAGTGCCACGTTAGGATCGCCTATCGCATTTCCAGCATTGTTGAATAGGTCGCCTGCTTTTCCAAGTGCCACGTTAGGATCACCTATAGCATTTCCAGCATTGTTGAATAGGTCGCCTGCTTTTCCAAGTGCTTCGCTAGGATCGCTTAGTGCCACCCCAGCAATTCCAGCAGTTCCTAATGCTGCTACACCCATACCTGGTAAAAGATTTGAACCCGTAGGTCTTTGAGACATAGGTTGTTGCTTCATAGGAAGGTTCGGAACATAATTTTTGGCGATACCAAGTTCATTCGTAGAATACGTCGCGAACATCGCTATTATATTTGTTAAATATTTTTCAACTAATAATAAACGTATGTAGTCTACTGAATGTTGATATTCTACATCTACATTCACCAGAAGATCATACTCGGTGTCTGTACGCCCATATCGCATTAAATACATACTATATAGATAGATAGCAATCAAATACAAATAAACCATATAATAATATATATTCGCGCTGTCCCCGCAATTCTCCTCCCCTGCGTCATTTGACGCTTGGCAATAACTGATATTTAATAGGTTCAGTATGGTATTCATTGAATACGACAGCAAGGATACGATGATGACGATATTGATAATTTTGAAAAACATGCTTATAATCGTATAACTTGAATTGCTATATCGGCATATTACGTAATAATAGAGATAACTAAACAGACTTATTATAATATTTGTAATAAAACTATAAAACAACGAGCAATAATTTATATAATGGATGATTTTCGTCAATCCAGCTCCTTTCGGTTGCTTAATATATAAAAGGATAGCATATATTATACAGGTGGCAACTACAAATCCTAAACATATCCCAAATGTTGTGAGAATATAGACAAACATCTTTTCATTGTCACTATATTCCGACAATATTTGGTGATCGTAAAAAGTTATGTTGTTGTAATAAGGAATGTTGTATTGTAATTCGGAGGATACTGTATCTAGATCACCAGCAGCTATACCGCACGTATATAAAACCGTATCTCCGTATTGAATTACGGCATCCGCACGATTGTAGAATACCGTATCTCCATCGGTTGCAAACGTTGTTTGTAGATATTCTTTAAAAACATCATAATTCACTGTAAAACAATTATAGCACGCGGTCTTGAATATTTTGATTAGGTTATCCTCTTCCTTCTTCGCAAGAACAATCTTGTTAAATTTAAATAACTGGCGTATCCTCGTGTCAATGTTCGTCTTACCTTCCTTACATATCAAGTTCATAATGATATTGGCATACGAAATCGCGTTTTTTAATCTATCCTTGTCGTTCTTGTCGTTGCCAAATACCGCTTGTAATTTTAACATATCAAACTCATAATTTTTAATTTTATACAATAGGTTTTCTTGCTTCTTATTGGAGAATTTTATTTGTTGAATATAACTATGAATAAACACATCCGTTGCCTTTTTAATATCGTCTTTAATCGCTATAATCGCCCTGCTCATATTTTGTTCATCTTCATCTATCCCCTTATTACGAAAGGTTTTAATGATATTTAATAATATCCTTTCTTGATTTTTATACTTTGCTCTTTGTCTGCTATTCTGTAATTCTTGTGGAGCATTAGGCATACCCATAGGGGCATTCGGAGCATTAGGCATACCCATAGGGGCATTAGGCATACCCATACGAGCATTCGGAGCATTCGGCATACCCATAGGGGCATTAGGAACATTAGGCATACCCATAGGTGCTTTCGGAGCATTCGGCATACCCATAGGGGCATTCGGAGCATTAGGCATACCCATAGGGGCATTAGGAACATTAGGCATACCCATAGGGGCATTCGGAGCATTCGGCATACCCATAGGTGCTTTCGGAGCATTAGGCATACCCATACGAGCATTAGGGGCATTCGGCATACCCATAGGGGCATTCGGAGCATTCGGCATACCCATACGAGCATTCGGCATACCCATAGGGGCATTAGGCATACCCATAGGGACATTTAAATAGGACGCCTGGTCTCCAATTGTGTTACGATTGGGTATAAGGACATCAATCGTGTTTGATACTATGCTGTCTTGCTGTTCTCGTGTTATAAACGCATTGTTGTTATTCACACGATATAAATCATTTAAATATGAACCACGGATACCAATTGTATCACGGATATTTCCGTAATCTGGTATTACAGGATCCGTCGTCTTATTATACAGGTTTGTTCCAAACATCGCAATAATCGCGAGCGGATTAAATAATAGGTCGTCTTCGTTGTCGCCAATAGAACATTTATCCACTTTGTTCAGTGCCGGTGCATAACCGGTCTTACAATACGTATAGCATTTGCCTATGGTCATCGTGTCTGTATCGGGGTCATTCTTGATTCTGTTGCGATTGTGATAATTCGGGATACAAAACCAATGTTGCCACTTTTCGCTACAATGTGCTTTTTCGTCCGCTAAAAAATAGTGATTCTTTGCTTTCGCACTTAAAGCGATCTCGGTATCGCTAATCGTAATATTAGCACCTGGTCTAGGCAGTTGCGGATTCGCGGTATGAATAGAATATGCCGAGTTGCCTTTTTTATTCTCCTTACATATATAATTATGTAGTGATAAATTACTGCATACGCTCATTACCTTTAAAAATATATTAGATAATAAATATACGAAAGTCACAACAGAGTCTATTCGCCACCGCCTTTAATATATTCGGTAGAGCGTTTCGCGACCTTCTCTTTTGGTTTCAAACTTTCATCATATGCTTGTAATCCCTTTAGATTGATGGTGCATGTGTCGTCGCCAATAAAAACAGGCATTGTTGACCCGTCTTTTTTAATGATTGTATCCAACTGTTCGCAATCTATTCTCCATACCTTTTCATTATTATTTTCAACACGATTAATAACTTTCCATTTAATCTTGGACAGTTCAGGATCTTTGAACCTACCTTCAGGTAAAAGAACATTATAGTATTTTCCATTGGTGATAGATACATTCTTGCCAAAGTAAGTTTTGATTTCATCTCCATTAAATATTTCGGATAGCATAATATAGGATAAATTGTCATACGACCCACCACCTATTTGCTCCCTATCTATTTTCCCAGCATCATCGTCCACTTCAACAGCGGTTCCAAAAAGTCCAGACATCTTAAAGTTCATTAGCATATTTTTAAAATAGTTGAATATATCTATAATATCTTGGAATATAGAAGTATAGGACTTGGAACCCTTGTTGTTGCCACCAGACTCCTTGGAAGAATCCACAGGTTTATTCGCGTTCTTCTTCTTATCCAATGTGTCCTTTATAAGTCCTAAAATATAAAATATCAACCCGACCAATATTAAAAATCCCACAAATACGGGGTTTCTTAGTAACGCTGCGATTGCGGGCATAATAATATTTACAATTTTTATAAGTATATCTGCCGCAAAGGCGATCGCTTGAGAGACTGCTTTAAAGAATGACGCCATATTATCTATAATTATCACAAACCACTGTCTAAAATTGTCACTTGAGTGCCTCGCGTTCGCGCCATATTCTGTCATTTTCGCAAGATACTCTTCGTGTTCGCGTTTCTCTCGCGCACCCTTATTCACTAATATGGTATCAAACGCGTCTTTTTTCAATTTTGCGATTGCTACTTTCGCAGCATCAAGATTTTTCTGTAATAATGCCAGCGTATCAAAAACTTCTGCTAAATGCTTATTATAATATATTAAATCTTCATTGCTCGTATCCGCAGTACATATCTTTACCCTACGAAATGGAATATAACTACAGAAGAGATATAATTCATTCAATGTATTATAAATGATAAGATCTTTACTCACAGTTCCATATGCGTCTATTAAATGCTTGTTGCTATCTGCGTCATCGCTACCCGCACCGCCCGTGTTTTTTACAGTAGAAGATACAGATATGATATAGGGAAGCAATGGTATTACCAGAATAATTATGAGAATAACGAATACATAAGATATAGTATTTTCAATATTCATCTAATAATTTATATTACTCTTATAATATATAATAATAATTATTACAGCGATAATATCGTGGTTTTTATTATATTCGTAATAAAATAAATCAAAAAATCAAAATGTATAATTATCTCTATTTTTTCATTTTCTTATTGCTACTATACGCATCGCTGTATTACATATTCTACGACGAATTAATATTATACCAAGTAGAAGCGATGTATTTTGATTTCAATCTACTCTATAAAAAGCAACCCATCATAATCCAAGACAATATTCAAAATATAGAGGATATTTTGATAGATTGGTTTTCATATAATATAATAGATCGCGACGTGCTTATCCAGAATATATGGGGATGGAACAGAAATCATTATAAGTATTTTCTAATCTATACGGATGCTGACGATTCCGTAGAAATTACACTAGGGAACCCGCTCACAAAACAAGAAAACAACGCACCAGATCACAACCAAACGCTCACGACTATTCTATTAAATAAAAACAAGATCCTTATCATCCCCTTTAAATGGTATTATCATATAAACATTATCGCTGGAAATCCGCGATTCTTCGGGATCCACGACTACATAACCTACGGACTTTCCTTTGGTGTGAAAGGAAAATAATATAATAGATAAATAGTATATAAGGAAAATAGTGAATGGTTTCTAAGAAAAATATGAATGGTGTAAACATCTTGTATTTCCTAATATTTCTCTTAGCAGTATTGCTAATAATTGTCAGCACATTATTATATTATGCCAACAATAGTAATAATATAAAAAAAGAGATTATTGTTTTTGATAAAAATGTAAAGGTAGATAGTTGCCCTTCGTGTCCTTCACCTTGTAGTTGTAAGGCGGAAAGTGCCATTCCAATATATCCTAAGGAATTGCCATCGTATGAGAACAATCGCGAGTATCAGCAAGTCGGTATCTTGACATCCAATGATAGCGATAGCAATGAACCAATCATACTCCCATTGTTTAGCAAGAGAGCAAATAACCACAAAGATAGATGGAATTACTATACGACGACAGATAAAAATACGATGCTACGATTACCGATCCGCCACGATAATATGAAATGCGATGATGATATTGGATGTAATGAGATATACGACGGTAATACATTGTATATTGAGATGTATAAAGGGAAAATATTTACGGCAACGATATATAAAAAACAGACACTATCCTATTTCGCAGATAAATATTAAAAATTATAAACGAATTTATATATTTAGAAAAGCGAGTGTTATTGGTTCTGTAAATTTTACATCACATCTATTTTTTAGCTTTTTTCTTGCCCGCTTTCGGTTCTACAATACCCTTGCGATCATTGTCATATTCTTTTAATATGAGTTCTCTATGTTCATTCCAAGCAGTTTCAAGTTCCGTCAGGTCAGTCATCCACAAGTCTTCAATACGATTATTACGCAAATTCACAAGATTTTTATTTAGTTCATCCACCTCCTTTTCTAATATTATTTTTCTATCAAAGGTTAATTGCGAGATTGGCATCTTCAGCAAATAATTAAAGTCTTTGATATCTTTGATATCCTTGTTTTTATCCTCTGTTTCATCATCCGCGTCAATCGCATCTCCAGTATCCGTATTGATGCGCGGATATTTCAGTTCTATCAATCGCTTTGCGATATCCACCAGTTTCTTATTCATAATCTGGATCGTCCCCGAAATCACATCCAGAATAAAGCGGATTTTCGCAGACAACACAAGATAGTCCTTTTCTAAGATCTTGATTTGATATGCCTTCCTCTCTAGATATTTTAAAATACGAGTCTTCGCCCATTCCTTGATGATTTCGCTGGTCGTATCGTATTTTTGTATCGCACCACCCTTGTTAAACAAATGGATATTATTGATACTCATGTTTTTACTAGAAGACATCTTGAACAGTTGCTCAAACTTATCCTCTAGCGTATCGCGAACATTCCCGTTAAAATGTAATACAAACTTTACATTCTTTGATGTATAATGATTCTCAATGTATTTCAAGTTATTTAGTCCATTCGTTATCATCGTCTCCAAAAACTCTTTATAATCTTCTGTCCAAGTCCCAATTGGCAACTCAGTTATCTCAACCGTCTCATTGTCCACCCACTTATACACCCCTCTGCTCGCATAAGAGTTATTCTCTGTCTTTCGTATCGTCCCATTAAACCCCAAGTAATACGGAACCATATCCACAATCTCTATCATATCAATCGTCTCATAGATATTCTCCATCCCTTCCTCCGTGTCACCATTTAAATCCGCAAGTTTAATCGCTTCGCATATATACTTGCACGCCCCAATAATCTCGGTAGGGTTGAATTGCGGGATGTTCGTAGAATACCCCGTGCCAATGCCAATACCACCATTCACAAGCACCATAGGAATTACAGGAATATAAAACTCGGGTTCTATCTGTTGTCCGTCATCGTCTTGATAATTTAGAATATTATTATCCTCCTCCTTGAAAATTAATTTCGTGAGTTTTGACAATAATGTGAAAATATATCTCGCCGATGACGCATCCTGTCCTCCCTGGCATCTGCTCCCAAACTGACCATTCGGTGATAGCAGGTTGATATTGTTTGTTCCAACGTATATCTGTGCCATCCCTACAATAGCCTGTTGTAGCGACGCTTCACCGTGGTGATACGCTGATACCTCGCTCACATATCCAGACAATTGCGCGACCTTGATTTCATTCGTATATAGACGCCTCTTGAAACAAGCAAACAATATTTTACGCGTGCTCTCTTTGAGACCGTCGCAAATATGATTGATTGAGCGCTGTAAATCGCGATTACTGAAATGAATCAAATCCTTATCTACAAACGTCTTGAAATCTACCTCCAAATTCTTGTAATCTAGCACATTGTCCTTGTCATAGTTCGCCAACCAATCCTTCCGGTCGTCTGCCCTCTTCTTGTTAAACGCCAAGTCAATCACTTCGTCCGCATTCTCGTCATATTTATAGGTAACCTTCTTCATATTTTTAAAATATTCCTTCGCCTCCTGGTCGTTTGAAGTGCCAAGTCCCTTGTAATACTTGATCTTCCACGAACCATTCTTCGCAATATCGGTTTCACTCCAGCGCTCGTAATCCGACATATTGTAAAACTCAATCACCTCCACACCACGGTTGTTACTCGCTTTAATGATTGGTGTTAGCATTGACGTAAGAAACCCCGGAATCTCATACAACTCGTGCCACATACTTTGAAAGATGTTAAAGATAAGTCCTTTGATATGACTCCCGTCGTGATCCTGATCCGTCATAATCATTATAGATCCATATCGCAATTGACTCAAATCACTATATTTCTTATTTTGCTCTAGACCCATAATTTTCTTGATAGCGGTTATCTCATTGTTGTCTGAAATCTTTTGTAGCGTCGCGTCCTTCACATTCAATATTTTACCACGCAAAGGAAATACACCGTATTTGTCACGACCTATCACACTTAACCCAGAAATTGCCATCGTTTTCGCTGAATCTCCCTCTGTCAAAATTAGGGTACACGAAGCACTATCCTTGGTACCCGCAAAATTCGCGTCATCCAACTTCGGAACAATAATCCGTGATAATTTCTTACCATCCGTCTTCACTAATTTCTTCTTGTCGTAAAACTCAGTAATACTGAGTGCCTTATCCACAATACCAATTTTAAATAGTTTATCATAAAACTTTTCGCTCAATTCGCACTTGGATCCAAACTTCGCAACTGGTGTCGTTAGCGTCTCCTTGCTTTGCGAGTCAAAACTAGGATTCACAATCAACGCCTTCACAAACACAAAGAGATTGTCTTTAATATGCTGCGTCTTGACGGTCTTCTTCTTCTTCGTAAGCGTCATATCAACGAGATTCTTTGTAATCATATTGGTAATGTATTCAATATGCTTACCGCCTTTAATCGTATTGATTCCATTCACGAAAGACAGAAACTCAAACGACCCAGAACTTGAAATAGAAGCGACAACTTCCCAGCGTTCGCCACACGCCTCATATACGAACGGTTGTTCCTTCTTATCCAGGAATAACTCGCAATATTTCTCAAAGTCCTTGATCATCAACTTTTCGCCATTGAAATATACGGAGACATCCTTTGGAGTTGTCGCGCACGCATCAATGACCCGGCGATGAAAGAGTTTGTAAATATCGTCTGTCATATTCTTCATTCCAAACCGTTCATAGTCGGGGATAAAACTGATCTGTGTATAGGGGACTTTAGAAGATGCTTTCACATCCGCTGGCGTTCGCTTTGTCATATTCTCACTGAATGTTTGTGTATAAATCTTTTTGCTACTATGATCCACCGTTTCAATAACAAACTCCTTAGAAAAGATATTAGTCAGTTTGCTACCATACCCATTCTTACCGCCCCAAATCTTCTCTTCACCCTTGTCGTAATTTGTAGATGTCAAAAGTTCCCCAAAGATAAGTTCAGGAATCCATAAATCACCATAACTACTATGCTTCTTGATATCAACACCGTTCCCGTCATTCATAATCGTAATACGTCCCGACTCCTTGTCAATAGAAACTTTGATATTCTTGACGTGTTTGATATCTTCTTTTCCTTTCGCTTCATCCGCACGTAGACGCATAGAGTGGTCAATCGCATTCACAATGACTTCGTCAAAGATCTTCAATAACCCGGGAATATAGGTTAGGTCGTTTGATACCATTTTTTTTGTCGCTTCATCATAGATAAAGCTGGTGATCTTCTGGGGTTCTATGGAACCGATGTATGTATCCGGGAGCGCCAAGATATGCTCAAGTAGTTCGTATTTCTTGTATTTATCCTCTACTTTTTTATCCGGAACAGGGACAGGAGACGGAACTGGAACGACATCTTGAACCTTCTTTAAAGGCATCTTGAACTTTGGTTTGTGAAGATATACTTAGTAAAGGAATCAATTTTTTATATATTTATAAATTGTGCGAAAATTATGAAATATTTTTAATTCTATCTAACAATAAAAGATAGATAGATAAAGGATATGAATGTTAAAACGAATGATGAATATTCTCAGTATGTAAAGAATAATAGTTATGTCGTTGCGAACTTCTCGGCGTCCTTCTGTAAACCGTGTAAAGAGATAGCACCTTACATTGAAGAATTAAAGATTGCTTACCCGTCTATTACATTTTTAAAGATAGACATTGAAGACGCAAGCGAAATTAGCGATTATCATAATATAGCGTCTATCCCTTATTTTAAGTTTTATAGAAATGAGGTTGAAATCGCCTCGTATTGCGGAACAGACAAAAAAATCATTCAGGAAGCATTAGATAATATGACGTGTATATAATTATATATGTGTAAATACATAGTAAATACATAAATACATATAAATATTAGTGTATAAGAGTCTATAATAATCATAAAATTCATAAATCATAATGTATCGTATTGGCATCCCAAAAGAACTGAAAGAGTATGAGCGCCGAGTTTCAATGGTTCCCAGTGATATCAAGCAACTCCTTATTGACACGGACAACATAATCTATGTTCAGGCAGGTGCCGGGAAAGACGCCGGGTATCGCGACGCTGATTATGTCGCAAGCGGAGCAATCATCCTGGATACTATACAGGATATCTATGAAAACGCCAATATTATCGTAAAGGTGAAGGAACCGCAACCCATAGAATACCCTTATATTAATTCGCAACATACAATACTGGCATTCTTTCATTTTGCCGGAAACATTGAACTAATACATGCGATGCTCGCGAGCGGAGCGAAATGTTATGCCTATGAGACAATTCAAGACGACAACGGTGCATATCCTATACTGTCGCCAATGTCTATTATCGCAGGCACACAGGCGATGCTGAAAGCCGATCGGCACTTAAAGGATGTAGGAAAAAAGAGTAAATATAGTATTATTACCATCATTGGCGCGGGGAATGTCGGGAAGGCAGCCGCGGAACAAGCGATAAGTCTAGGATATCAATATATCAATTTGATAGACAATGATTATGAAAAAATAAAGACGATCGCACAGAGCAACCCAGCAATCTATAAAGCATTTGAAATGAATGAAAAGAATTTGAAGAAATTATTGATATTTTCCAATATTGTAATCTCGTCAATCTATACGAACGGCAGGAAGGCGTCCAGTATTATTACAAATGAATTATTGGATATGATGTCGCATACTGGAACAATCATTATGGATGTCGCGATAGACCAAGGAGGCACCACAGAGCAATCTAAACCGACGACTTTACAAAACCCTATTATACGATACAATAACACGAGCATTTATTGCGTTCCAAACATACCGAGTTGCGAACCAACCGAGGCTTCTATCAAATTGTCAACTGCTATATACCCGTATTTACATAGTATTTTGTGCTACAACAAAGAAGACGACAAGTATTTCAACGAATTACAAAAGGGACTGTATACGAATCCGATTAGTGTATAAATAAGATAGATATTTAAGATATCGTAAATTCTAAATTTGCTTGAAAACAATATTGGGATACTCTTCTACCTTATTGATAACAAAAGGTATCCTGTTCAATATATTTGCGGGTTTATTAGTAGTGAATAATTTTTTTTCTGGTTTGAATGTTTTGAAAACATTATCTATAATTTCTTGGAATATATCAGTGTTAGCAGATTTAAGTAATTTATCTATTATTCTTTGCACCCTTGTCATAATCATAAACATACTCGCGTTAACATTCGCTTTCACAACTCCTTGAATATGACCATAGGTTTGATGACCTACAAAACACGGTAGTATTCTACTATAATCCCCAAACCCATATTGAATGTCTTTTTTCCACATAGGGTCGCTCATCCCAAAGTCAAATATACACATATTGTATTTACAACTCTTGATATAGAAGTTTAACCCATTATAGATATAGTGATAGTATCCAGTCTCATTATTTAGTTGATACAAAAAATTCCCGTGATGACAATCGCGATGACAGTATCCTACTCTATGTTGATATGTTGCTATCGCGATTATCACCTGATACGCCATATTTATCATTAACATTTCATCGTTCCGGTCATCTGTTTTCATTAAAGAGCTTAAATCTCCATTACATAGTTCGTTATAATTCACTAATTGCTCATTCTTCAGTAGATTATTGACCTTCGTATTATGAGGGGAGCATTTTGTGCTCTTATACATCATAACAAAGTGTTTGGTTTGCTTCCTTGTAATCAAATTCTCTGTAATCCATTCGTTCATCTTCGTTTCGCTTTCATTATTTTTTGAAGCGACCATTACTTTACTTGCGATTGGATATGTTCCTAAAAGATCAGGCATACTTGTAAGATATATAGTTCCAAAAATACTATCACTTCCTATTTTCTTTTCTAAATTGACAATTCCGGCAACTGTATAACCTCCTTTATTCCCAACCATTTTTTTTAGACATTCTCCTGATTTAATAACCTCTAAACGCTTCCTTATCAAATTATAGCGCTGGACTCGTGTATCAAGATTATATTTAGTAAGAATCAACTTATTTTTAAGGAAACGCTGAATAATATTTGCCTTCCTAAATAAGAGAGATTCAGTCGATGGTTTCTTGAAAGAATCCTTTAATGGAGACTTTAATGGAGACTTTAATGGAGACTTTAATGGAGACCTTGATGGAGACTTTAATGGAGACTTTAATGGAGACTTTGAGTTACCTTTCATAATCGCAAGAATTTTTTTATAATCTTCTGTGCCTTTTCGCGGAGAACACCACGTCGGTTTTCCTTGATTATAAACCTTCAATGCCTCATAATATTTCATTTTCTATTATATTATTATATATTTTTGGTAAAAGATGAATAAAAATTGATAGATCCTTTTTATAAGTTTAGTTTAAGAATAAGAATGACTAGATACCAAACATTATCAGCTCGCGATATTCGTATCGAACGTGGGATTCGCTTTCTACATTATGTGGATTACATATCCTCCACCGCATATTTTATGATACTGTTTGCGATATTGATAAACTACACGCACACAACACATTCTTTAAAAGTATCTTTTCCTACATTTCATAAAAATCTCGCGGTAATCAGCAATATAGATGTGAAGCGAGCAAATGAATTTGATAAAAGCGAGTTGGCGAAGTTGTTCAAGTCTGTCCCGATGCTACTGTTTAAAAATCAAAATCTAAATCCAAAAGAACTGTATGAGTTTTGCAAAGTATTTGACCCGAAAAACAACGACCGGATTGTCCATCCGTTTCACCATTCACAAGTGGATTATGTTCCGCAAGTCGCCATTCGCGGAAATTGTTATATTAAAGACCTCTACGGACTCAAAGATATTACACTCAAATATAGCGGTCCGTTTAAACATACCGCAGTATGGCACCAAGATATCGTGGGTGTAGGCGATCATAAACCACCCATCGTCTCCAGTATTTATATGCTGAAAACGCCACCTATCGGCGGTGAGACGTTGTTCGCGAGTATGGAATCCGCATATGATAAGATGGATTGTGGTTTGAAAAAAGAATTGAAAGAGTATAATGTTGTATATTCCAATTCTAACACTGACGTTATGAATACATACTACGATTATACAGGGTATAACCGCGTGAATATGAATACCGTCATTGATACGCTTATGTCACATCAAACCGCAAATACTGGTACTACCATTATTCATAGAGAACCGCTTGTAATTTACACGGACGAATGTAAAAATAAAAAAGCACTGATGTTATCGCCTTTCCGGTTTGCCAAGTTTGACAAGTTGTCGCGCGAGGATAGCTACGATCTGTATAGAGAGATTATGCGCAAATACATTCTAGAAAAAGACAATATCGTAAAGATTGAATGGGAGATGAACGACCTGCTTCTATTTAATAATAGGAAACTGATTCATAGTTCGTCACCGTCAGTAGTCTATGAAAATTATGAGCGACTCTATTATAGCGTATTTTTGGGAACAGATGCTCCGATCATTCGCTGTAATGGGGTCTAAGATATCCTAACATACAATGTCATTGTAGAGGTTAGACGATAGTATTTCGTTACAAATGTCGCTGATGCTTTTATTTTCTACGTCAATTACAATAATATTCATATTTGCTTCTGTTGCTAGTTTATAATTTTTTTCATGAAGTTCGTGTAATTCCTGTAGATACTCCAACTTTATATTCTTTTCCGCAAAACGACCTCGTTTATTCATTCGTTGCATGCATTTCTCAGGGTCAGAGCGAAGATAAATATATCCATTCGGTTTCCATAAATCGTCTGTCGTCTTATGGAGACGCATTATATTTTCATATTCAGCATCATTTATCGTCTTGTCGTCGTATGCTTTGCGCACAAAGACATTCTTAATAAAATAAGGACTGCGTTCCATTAATACTGTGATATTCGTCTTCTCTTGTATCCAACACCGATCCACCCATACTTTGATTTGAAAATCATATGTGCTATTCTGTGTATTATAAAGGTTCGCCAAATATTCAGTCCAGTTATCTACTGGTTCCAAATCAATCGCTAGTTTGTAATTCTTATGAAAGTAATTGAGGATGCTTGTTTTATAGCATCCAATATTCCCGTCAATTGTAATAATTGGCATTTTTGTATAGTTCAATCGTTTATAGTTTATATCAATTTTTTTTCATAATCTTGGATTTTTGTATGACTTGTGAAACCTTCGCGGGGGTAATATCACCCTTGATCTTCTTTATACACACGAGGAGTTCATCAATGATCATGTGATATTTCTGTTTAAGATGCGTAACCGCTTCTTTATTCACCGCCAACCCGAAGAATTTAAATACATTCTTGATTTTACGTATGATTATCTTGTCTAGTTTGGTACATGCGGAAGTCTTGCCACCGCCCGTCATAGGAATGGCATTTCGTGCCATCCCGCTGGCGAAGTCAATCGTAAGCAAATCTTTACCAGCGTTTTCTACAGAATAGCAAGGTTCGTGGACACCATAAAACGCAGCGGTATTAAACGCACCACCACTCATTCTCGCTATCTTCGCAGATACTGAAGTATTCGTTTTCCCATTCTTTTTACAGCAACGCTTATCAATATACTTTGATAAATAATGGATATGCTGTAATACGACCTTTTTAACCCCGATATTCGTGCAAATGATGGATACGATCGCGACAATATTAAAGATTAACAAGTCAATATAGTTTGATATCAGCGCGATCACCTCCTCTTTGTTTGCGTCGCTAACTTGTATCCGGTTGGATCTTAATAATTCTTTGGCACAGAATGTAATTTCTTTACATTTATCCATATCTTCTACTACTATATAAAATGAAAATAATTATATATATTAAGAAGATAAAAAGGAACTATGGATTTTTTAAATGGGCGCGTAAATGCGGTATCGGCGGTTGCGAGTTATAACTTCAAAACAACGCAAGATAATACAACGGAAAATAATACGAACCTCATATCACGCAATATGAACTGTACAGATGTATCAGCGATCTTTCTTTCGGACGATAACGTCAATTTATTACAAACAGGCATTCGCAATAAAATTCTAAATCTATCCAATGGTAAATACAATATTGGGAAGCAGAGTGACATTGACTTGAAAATTATTATGCGCTCCATCTATTTTCAATATGGTAAAAATACGTCAATTAACGTGCGCGCACAAGTTCTTGATTTAAATACGCGTGTGCTTGATTGGTGTGTCCCTGAAATACTATCAAATATCAAGCAATCGGACAAATACATTATGGACATTAGTACGCTCCCAGTTCCCTTAGATAGACCGAATTTAACAACACAAAAAGGATTGCGGACACTTGAAATAACGAAGTTATAAGAATATTATATTATATATAATATTATAGAATAATAGAATAAATGTCAGAATTTGAAACGAAGGACTATAAACCGAATGATAGAGAGTTGCGATTATTTGAGCAAGAAAAGCTGGATTTATACAAAGGGACGTTCGTTGTGTGCATCGTATATGGTTTATCCGCCTTTTTATTGCTCGTGATTATATTATTCACCGAGTGGGGCAAAGAGTTCATCTATGATAAGTTCGCACCCGCAGTAATCACATATATATTGGGATCGCTAATTATCATCATTTATCTATTAAACGCCATATTTTCTATTCGCCCGCGAAAGATAGGAACGGATATGGATAGTGATGCTAATATTACGTGCCCGGACTATTGGAAATTGGAGAGGATCACAGACATAAAACATAAAGATGCGATCATAGCGAATAATGGTATTACTACTACTAATAAAAAGGGAGATATCATCCCCTCAATAAATAAAACAGAAAATACCAATTTACAATATCGTTGCGTATATGATGAGAATGTATATGGAAATAAAAAGGATTTTTTGAAAATGAAAATGGCGATAACCCCGGAAGGCAGCGAGTATATGGCAGGGTTTAAAAAGTTAGCTACTGCGAGGACTTACGGACCAAATAGTCAAGTTTTACCAGACTATATTGTGCGTAATACGAAAAAAGATGATTATAATAAAGCAACATATAACGATCTTGTAAAATATGCTAAACTTACTGGGGTATATGGAAAAGTAAATGCTTCTTCTACTACTGGGGTACCTGATTATACTAGTAATAATAAACTAGACAGCACTACCGATGAATATACGCTTAAAATTGCAAATAATTTCGTAGGTTCTGGAGGAACACCATCACTTAACACAATTACTGATAAATACAAAGTAGATGCACCTTTAATGTGTAATGTCGTATATCCGCAAGTATTGGGTTTATTAGACGCGAGCACAAAGGAAAAGAACGAGGTTAGTTGCGAATATGCCAAACAATGCGGGGTATCGTGGAGTTCGTTAAAATGTAAATAGATACCTTATATTATGATTCTATATATTTACATATCCCAAAAGATCTTCTATGAAACCCCGTAATTCCGTGTGCGCGAATTGCCGCCAAGTGTTTGGGCGTTCCATATCCCTTATTTTTCTTAATGTCATATAGCATAAGTTCAGGATGTTCGTCCACCATCGTATTTATTAATTTTGTATGGTAATCTTTCGCAATAATAGAAGCAGCAGCAATAGACAAATAATGCGCGTCACCCTTTGGGATACATTCATAATCTAGCAATTCGTTTTCTTCTCCAGGTGGCGTGTATCCTTTGAAATACTGTCCGTCTATCAATAGTTTTTCAAAACGATGTTTTTTATACGCCTCGTCTATCGCGCGATGCATCGCTCGCATTGTAGCGTGTAAGATATTAATGTCATCAATTTCTTCCACGGATGCTACGCCGATACCGTAGGTAATCGCGTGTGTTTTAATAAACTCCGTCAATTCGGTTCGCTTCTTCTCGCTCAACTTTTTGGAATCCTTTATTTGTTTAAATCTATCATCTGTAAATTCGTGGGGCAATACGACGCACGCTGCTATAACGGGACCAATGAACGTGCCTCTCGCGACTTCATCAACGCCCGCTACAAACTGTGTAGTATCAGTGGATTGAATATACTCGCAAGCGTTCTTACTCATACGTAATTATATTTATAAAGATATATTAGATTATAGTAAATCAATTTTTTATATGAAGATTACCAAAATTATTACTAAATATAGTAGAAAGGAAAAAGCAATTACTTACGAATATGAAAAGGATCTGTTGCGCAGATACCGCGAGGCGAAATCAACTAACTTTTCTTTTCCTGAAATTAAAAATGTGTTTGACTGTATCACGGAAATACTAACGTATCACCACAAAACCAGACATACAATGCGAAGGCATATTGAACACGCTATCTATTTAATCAAGAATGCGTCCCAAGATACATTCTGTTCGGATATTACAATTGACAAGTGTCCGCCGAAGGGTCTGCTTTCCTCTGCGATTAAAAACGTTCGCGATATAAGGAAAGAGAATGTAATATTTCGGTATGGAAAACAATATTGCGCGAATAACGTATATGAGACACCGTATAATGGTGTGCGATACCCCTATGCCTATTGTATTCGCGTTATGGTTAATGCGCTACACGTGATACATATGATCAACAGCACAAAAACCGATACAGAAGAGACACAATATCATTATTACTTGGATTATTTATTAGAGAATGTCCCAAACGTTTTTCTAGTGCCTACATTGCGGAATATTCGTATGGCAACCGAGATACAAAACAGATGTTCGCGAATACAACCTTGTAGAATACATACTGGCGAGTTGTGGCGCGATATAAATCAGGCACGCAGAATCTATCAAAATAATATATGGTATGCGAAGCAACATAAAATATCATTGGATAGACTCTATGCGATTATGCGTAAAGATACCCGCGCGTTGTTGCCGTTGACACCGAAAGACACCCGTGCTTTATACAAGATCGTTTTCCCAAACGCGGCGCCTATCACAAAGGATAGCATTAAAAACGGATATAACAATTGCTATCCACGCGAACGTTTCTATGACAACGGAAACAAACGAGTCATACTAAGGTTCTATGAAAAGGAAAAATAATAAATAAATATGATTTAAGGAATAAGGAGAATACTATAAAGTTGTATATGTGTAACTTTTGCGTATGTAAAATGGTTGTCGGTTTTTTTTCATATTGTTTATCACGAATAGAGAGGTATAATAAGGAGTGCGAGGAAATTGAGCTGCGCGAGAAATTACTGAACGAAAACCCATATTATCTTTTGGATTCGCTCGCTACTAATATATAAATAATACTTGTATAAAAATACTATATAAAGAATAAGAGCGATGGACGAATATTTCCTAACGAAGAAGGCGGTTGAGATCATACTAGAGAATATCAATGACCATTTCATAAAATGCTTAGTATCCCTATCTATACACGAAAGATACGCGGACGATACAAAGGTTATTATTGGGATTATTGAATTACTCAAAACCTATATGGAGACGCGACGTAACGACATCTTATCATCGTGTATTAAATATACGAACAAGTCCTATTATTTACAACTTAGCGACAATCTTTTTCGATTGATACAATCCCATTTAACGATCACCAAGCGATTCGTATTTCTATTTGATTTAATTGATAAATATAATTATCCTGTAATCGCTACAACGACAAGGATTACTCGCAATTACAAGGATGACAATGTGAAAACCCGATTTACTACAGACGAATGCGACGTTGATACCGATTATAACGCAGATACCGACGATAAAACCAATCTATCTTTGCTGTCATCGCGATCAAAGGATGCTGGAACATTATTTAAAGACGCCTATTATAAACTGAAAAAAACAAAGATGGCAGATATTGAGTTACAGATGATGGAGACAAAAAACAATAATCGCAGCGACCTATTGTAATAAATTCCTATATAAGAAAAAGAATAAGTAAAGAAGGTATATGAGTGGCGACGAAAGGGGTTATATATTTTCGGTGGATTGGTTCTCTGTCCATATTGAGTTATGGACGAATTATTTGAATGAATTTAAGGGCAGACCGAATTTGCGTTTTTTAGAAATCGGGAGTTATCAAGGGCGTTCCACAGTATGGTTATTAGAAAATATTTTGACGGATGAGACGTCAAGGATCACGTGTATTGATACATTTGAAGGTTCTGTAGAACACCACGAAAACGAGCGGTATCATAAGGATATTACGAATTTATACGAAGTATTCTCTCATAACATATCAAAATTTAAAAACAAAGTGAATATCATACAAGGTATGAGTCAAGTCGCCTTAAAACAAATCACGGGGGATTACGATTTCGTCTATGTTGATGGCGATCACAGGGCATCGTCAGTGATGGAAGACGCGATTTTGTCGTTTGCGCTGTTAAAGCGAGGCGGTTTGATGATATTTGACGATTACGAATGGACGTGTTCCAAAAAATATATTGACGATCCTAAACCTGCAATTGACGCATTTATGATCCTCTACGCGGACAAGATCAAAGTATTATTTATTAATCAACAAGTTATCATCCGTAAATTATAAAAACTGATTCCTTTTTTTATTAAAATAGTTTAAGCATAAGGCGACTTATTTTAACTACTATTAATAAGAGATATGTCAATTTATCCAGAACTGTCCTATAATGACCAGAAGGTTGAAATTCAAGATGTTTGCGGAATACAATTCAGTGTTCTCGGACCGCAAGAAATCCGGAATCGCTCCGTCGTAGAGATTACGAAAACCGATACGTATGCGGGAAGCGAACCGATTGTGGGCGGTTTATTTGATTCGCGAATGGGAGTGTTGGAGCATAACCGGATATGTTGTACGTGCGAGCAAAAGAACATATTTTGCCCTGGACATTTCGGACATATTGAACTTGCGAAACCGGTTTTTCACGCAATGTTCTTTGATATTGTCAAGAAATTACTGAATTGTGTCTGCTTTAAATGCTCAAAGTGTTTGATTTCCGCGGATACCGACAACAAGGAGTTTAAACACGACATGCAAAGAATCATGTCCATCAAGAATAACCAGAAGCGATGGGAGGCATATTTTAAACTATGTAATTCAACGACGAAGATTCGCGTATGTGGCGACGACGGAACGATTGGGTGTGGTGCCGTTCAACCGACGAAATATACGAAGGAGAATTCAATGAAGATTATCGCAGAATGGAAGGATAAAAAGCAGGCGGAGAAAATCGTTCAAGAATTCACCGCCGAAGATATTCTCAAGATATTTTCGCGCATAACTGAAAAAGAAATGGAGATGATGGGATTTAATCCAAAATGGAACAGACCAGAATGGATGATATGCACCGTCTTGCCCGTTCCTCCTCCAGCTGTGCGTCCTAGTATTATTGAAGAAAATGGACAACGTCGCGAAGATGATTTGACGCATAAACTCAGCGATATTATCAAAACAAATAAGCAACTGTCCGAGAAGATATGTAAAGGGAACTCCGAAGAAACAATTAAATATGTGCATATGCTTTTACAATACCACGTATTCACGTTTATTAACAACCAAATGCCCGGACTTGCGCCAGCACAGCAAAGGAACGGACGCAAACTCAAATCCGTATCGGATCGTATGAAGAAGAAGGAAGGTAGAATTCGCGGTAATCTCAATGGAAAACGCGTTGATCAATCGGCACGTTCAGTGATTACACCAGATCCCTATATCAGTATTGACGAACTTGGTGTTCCTATGAAAGTCGCCGTAAATATCACATTCCCTGAGGTTGTGAACGCCTATAACATTGACAAGATGCGCGAATTGGTGAAGCGAGGTTCGGAGGTTTGGCCCGGTGCAAAGTATATTAAAAAGAGCACGCGCACCATCAATTTAAAGCATTCCATTGAGCGCGAAAAAAACGCAGAGGAACTTGTAAATGGCGATATTGTCCATCGGCATTTGACAAATGGTGATTTCATCTTGTTTAACAGACAACCGTCGCTACACAAAATGTCTATGATGTGTCATAAGGTAGTTATTATGCCCTACCAGACGTTTCGCCTGAATGTCTTGGATACGCCACCTTATAACGCGGATTTTGACGGCGATGAGATGAATTTACATTGTCCGCAAAATATCCAGACGATGAGCGAATTAATGGATATCGCAGCGGTTCCGTATATGATTCTTGCTCCTCGTGATGGCAAACCGATTATTGAGGTTGTTCAGGATACACTGGTCGGTTCCTACAGACTGACAAAGGACTATACGAGAATACAAGATAAGACGCTTGCGAATATACAGATGGTGAATAGTTATTTCAAAGGGAAACTTGCGAAACCCGATGAACACTATATGTATTCGGGAAAAGACGCGTATTCGCAAATATTACCACCAGGACTCTTTATCAACCTGAAGAATAAGAAAGAAGAACATTTTATCGTGAATAATAGCGTGATCGCCGCCAACTCAGGTTCATTGGACAAGAAGACTTTTCACGATATTTCTACAGGGTTGATTCCTGTAATCTATCACGATTATGGACCATTTGAGGTTCGCAAGTTCCTTGATAATACCCAGCGTTTAATATGTCGCTGGTTGCTAACGTCGGGTTTCAGCGTGGGTATTAGCGACCTGGTGCCCGACAAACAAACCGAGGAGACACTAAAGAATAAAATTAAAGAAATGAAGAATCTAGCGTATGACAAGTTAGACGACATCCGCCGTGGTATTATAGATAATAATAGTATCTTTAGCAACGAGGAGTATATTGAGCGCGAAATTATCGCGATTCTTGACAAGACGACGAATAATGTCGGCAAGATCAGTTTGAACCAAATTGACGATACGAATAACCGTATGATTAATATGGTGAAAGCCGGTTCCAAGGGCAAGGAAATCAATGTTGCTCAAATGATCGCTTGCGTAGGTCAACAGAACGTAGATGGTAAACGAATCACCTATGGATTTACAGACAGGACACTACCGCATTATACGAAATACGACGATGGTCCTGAGGCGCGCGGTTTTGTAAAGAATAGTTTTATTAGTGGACTAACGCCCCAAGAGGTATTCTTTCACGCGATGGGTGGTCGCCAGGGACTTATTGATACTGCTGTGAAGACATCTGAAACCGGATATATCCAGCGCCGGTTGGTGAAAGCGATGGAGGACTCTAAAATTAATTATGATAATACGGTGCGAACTGCTACAGGTTCTATCATCCAGTATATTTACGGTGAAGACGGGATGGACGGGTGCAAGATTGAGACACAGTTTATTAACACAATCAATAAAAATACTATAGAACTGGACAATGAATATAATCTGAAAGGTCCCGAGCATCTTGATATTCATATGTCGGAAGAAGCGTTTAAAACGATCAATGCCAAAACATACGCACGATGCTTAGAGCATTACGAAGCGATGCTTGAAGACAAGGACTTTCTGATAAAGAAGGTGTTTAATAGCGAAAAGAAGTATATTATCAATTACCCGATACCGTTTGACCGGATCATCAATATCGCCCATCAACGCTTGGTGGCACTGAATATTAAGAATATCAAGACAGATCTATACCCTGATTATGTGTTGGATGCGATAGAGAAGATTAAAGCGGATTTGTATGTGAAGGATCGCGTCCAGGGTATGTTGTATTTCAACATATTACTACGACTTCACTTGAACCCCAAGAAACTAATCGTCCATTTCCATTTCTCCAAGGAAACCTTTGATTGGATTGTATCGCAAATCTACGAATATTTCAACCAGGCGCTTGCGCAACCAGGCGATATGGTCGGAATAATCGCGGCACAAACAATCGGCGAATTGGGAACCCAGATGACTTTAGATTCATTCCACGTGTCGGGAACGGCAGCAGCTGTAAAGGCAACATCAGGAGTTCCACGATTAAAGGAGATTCTTTCGGCGACAAAGAAAACCAAGACACCGACACTGATTATCTATATGAAACCAGATGTATCGTGTGTAATTAATCCGCTGAAGGACGAGAATGGCGATTTTAATGACCCGCGTATTGATATTACAAAGAACAATGCGATTAACATTAAGAATTCTATAGAAATCACGAAACTCAGCGATATCTTGAAGCACAGCGAGATTTATTGGGATAGCGACGATATGTATGAGACAAACATTGAAAAGGATGCTGGGATTATGAGCATCTACAAGGAGTTTGAAAAGATTGACGAGAATATCTGTAAGGCGCGAACAACCTCACCGTGGGTATTGCGTCTCGTCTTTGACAAGGAGAAGATGAACACGTTCGGACTCAAGATGATAGACATTTATACCAAGTTGAAAACCTCATATGACAAGTATATTGATTGTGTATATAGCGATGATAATGCGGACGAATGCGTCTTTCGTATCAAGATGACCGAACAGGCGTTGAATGGGATTGACGACAAGGACGAGATCGCAACGATTAAAGCGATTGAGCATAACATCGTATATCAGGTGTTATTGAAAGGATACAAGGGTATTCGCAAGGTATCTTTGAATAAAAAGAATTACACGAAATACAATGACGAGACGAACAAGTTTGACACGATATTAGAGTGGGTTCTGGACACGGACGGAACGAATCTCATTGATATCCTCGCGAATGCCAACATAGACACGACGCGAACGATTTCCAATGACATTCGGGAAATCTATGAGACGCTGGGAATTGAGGCATCGCGCAATGCGTTACACAAGGAACTGCTCGCGGTTGTGTCAGAGGGATCTATGAATTACCGGCATATGTCGCTACTGATTGACACAATGACCTATAAGGGACAATTGATGTCCATTGACAGACACGGGATTAATCGTGGAGATATTGGTCCGCTTGCGAAGTCGTCGTTTGAGGAATCTACGGATATGCTTATCAACGCGAGCATCTTTGCGGAATACGACAAGGTGAATGGGGTATCTGCGAATGTGATGCTTGGACAGCAACCTCCTTGCGGAACTGGTGATAGTCGTGTGTTGATTGACGAGGAACATATGATGGAACTATTGAAGGGAATGGCGGATGTGAAAGTGGACAAGGTGGATGTGGGGAAAAAGGATGTTCTCAATGTGATTCCGGAAGATGACGAAGTATTTACAAACGACGACTTACAAATCATAATTGATCAAAAAGAAATTAAGAAGAGTAAATGCTATAAACTGCCAAAACAGAAGGTGATCATTACGTAGATGATAGAGGATTGTAGCGATGTATATTAGTGTATGATTTTATTTTTTATTTTGCTAATAAATTCTTAGTTTATTTTACAGTATGCTATTATTAACAATACTCATATTGGCAAAATAGGAATAGATAAAATTATGATAGCATTATCGCAAACATCGTCTCTGTAACCTCTTGGTTGTAGATAACATATACAAAATAAATCTTGAATATGTTTTTTATTTCCATTGCCGACGTGCGTATTTTAACGCGATGATAATATATTTGCGTTTCTCGTTGTTAAATGTATAATATAACTGCGGGGTATTTTTCGTATCAAACACATAGAGTAAATTACATTTTACATTGTCATAATATATAGAACACTCTATATCTTTTGTAAAAACCTTCGTATAAATTGGTATTGGTAATGTTGGCGTATCGTCTATATCCTTTTTAATATATTGAACAATTTGAGAATTATCTATTGGAATATTAACCACTAATTTACATTTTACATTGTCATAATATATAGAGCACTCTGTATCTTTCGTAAGAACCTTCGTATAAGTTGGTGTTGATACTATTGGTGTATCGCATATATCTTTTTTAATATATTGAATGATCTCCGTTTCTAAATTATCTATTGGAATATTACCCACATAATCTTCAAACGCATTCAATGTGTAATTAATATGCGTTTGATCTTGTAAATCCGCTATATTAATTACACGTTCAATTATAGACCCTTTTTGTATAGTATATGATAGGTAGTTCCCTGTCGTATCCGTATTATAATATAATATATATACTACGTGTAAAACACCCCCACTATTATCATATATCTCAACAACCCTATTATAAATTTCTGTCGTATCCTGGTATTTCAGTGATGCATGTTCTAGTATTTTTTGTTCTAATGTTTTGATTGTTTTTAAACCTTTGTCTGTTTTGGTCAATGAAGACAGATCTTGCGAGTCTTCCGTTGTCGTTTTTAATCTAGATTCAAGGGACATTATTAGTTCTAATAATTTATATCGCTCGTCATATCCATTATGTAAATTCTTATGCTTATTATATTCGGCAATTAATAATATAAAAGAATCCCTTATATTTGTTTGTAATATATCGTTTTCACTACTCATATATATATAAAGATAAAATATTCTTCATTATAGATCACTTGTTCGCGTGCTACTTGACGATGAATAGGTGCTGGTTTTTTGTGTGTTCAAGATCATAATCTTTATCTCTTCAGGTGCGTCTTTTAGCTCCGTGTATAGAGGGGCATCGTGATTCACATTACGAACAATATAATAACTGAGATGCGTCTTGTCGTTCTTGCGATATAGTATTAAAAGCGGTCTGTCAAGTTCGTTCGTGTCCGCTTTGTAAATGGACGTCGTGATAGATAGATCCTTTTCGTCAGCGCGTTTACTAACGTCAACCGCCTTTCCATATTCTGCGCGATTATGTATAATCAAGATAGATATATTGAGAACCTTTGAAATATGAAAAAAGGTAATCTCGTTCGGGTGATAGACGTATGTTGCGCTATCGCTAATTTGTTTTAATATCTTCGCGCGTTCGGCGATCGGACTACTATTAAAATATGTGGTTAAAAAGATCTCCAATGTCTTGAAGTTTTTCTTGGTGTTATTTATCTGGTTCATAGCATTCACGTAAGAAGAGTAAAAATGCGGATCTCTAAAGATATCTTTAATTTTCTTGCCCGATTTATTGAACTCGTGAGCGTAATATTTAAAAGTCATTCTTATAATATCCTGGTAATCATTGACAATGTCATTATCAATAGATTTAAAGTAATTAAACAGTTCCATCATATAGTCCGGAACATATTCATTTTTCATATATTTTAATTGCCACCATATCTTCTTCTTATATTTTGTCCATTTGGAGTTCAGGTCTTTCGCGTCTCCTTCAAATATTCTAGGCATTTTCATAGGACTTTGTTTCTTTGCGGACGTCGTAGCTACCTTCGCATGCATCTTGTTATCATATACGTTTTCATAATTGACAGTAGCGTCTTCGTCGTGTATGTCGTGTATTATATTCGGGTTTGCTTCGTGATAATAGAGGATATTGTAAGGAATCTTTTTCTTCACTAAGTATTGTGTGAAAAATAACTCCGTGCCATTATCTACAAAGTTATCAGACAATCCATCAATATAATCGTATTTAGTATGTAAAAGAGTGCTCGCATACCAGTTATTTATTCCTTCCTTTGTGAATACGGGTATCTCCTCTACGATGATCTGTATTTTTGTTTTGTCACGTTCAAACAATCCCACCATATATTCAATAAATTCCGCGCGTGGTTTTGTGGAATGGGCGGTTGCGATATCATGCAACCCTGTGAGTAGTTTGTCGCGAACACGTAGTCTCAAGTCCAACCATTTTTGTATGACATTGGTGTTCCTGTCATTATATTCTTCAAATTCGCTCTTCTTTCCAAAGAGTATCACGCGTCCTTTGTGGTCGTTTGCTTCTTTGTGAATGGTAAGACGGCACTTGGTGATCTCGCTGTCACGGAAGATATTCGCGCCAGTATCTACGACAATCCCGAAATCTTCCAATTTATTTATTTTATTCAGAAATTTGTCGTGGATGTGATTTACAATCGTGATGTCAAACACGGTGTCAATGATATCCTCTAAGAATACAACGTTTTTAATCCGTAACTCTTTCATCAAATAGGGTAATAGGATGGTGCCTTGCGGGTGAAAGCGGATTAATATGCGGTTTTTTAACAATATCTTGTCAATTGTGTAGTTGTCGTTGATGATGATGGTATCAATGCCGTATTTTAAACTTTCATCTTTGATTAAATTGTTAATATATTTTAAATTATTAAAGATGGTATAGTTTGGTTGATAGTGGATGATTTTCATAATATTCGGGTATTCGCTTAGTGCCATATGTTTTTTCTCTAGATTGATTGTTTTGATGATTAAAGGTTCGTAGAAATGAATATTATCGCGGTTCTTCATCAATTCGTAGAGTTTGTTATCACGGTGAATATTATTGTCTTGCTTGCCTTGCTTACCTTTGGTTCCTTCTGTCTTCCATCTTTCTTTTACAATCATTATAATATCAGTCTTCTTCTGTAGTCCATAATAGGATATGATATCGTTTATATATTCTGGAACCAGCAAGTTGATTACCGGTTCATTGCTGTTCGGGTTGATTGTGTTTTCCCAGACGATTAGCAACTTCTTATATACGAATGCGGTTAAACTATAGAGGTATTGAATGCCCTTGTCATCTGGATAGTTATCGGCGGAGAGAAAGTCTATGAACTTCCTGAAGGACTTGTAGATATATAGAAGTCGTGAAATTTTAAAAACCGCCTTCTCATTTTTACTGTCAAATTTAGGCAGGTCAATCTTCAACTTGCGTGCACGCAAATGTTTCTTTAAATCACCATATAATCCTTTATTATATTCATAGAATACTGGTTCGCGATCGCCGAAATCTTTACAGATGTTCCCGTTATCAAGCGACATATAGGATACGATATCCAACTTATTTTTTATATTTTCTACAAAGGACTCTTTGGTTTCGTCTAATAAATAGGCGAGTGTATGGAGTATATTATCATAGCGATCTGGTATTTCGTCGATATCAATTAAACCCTTCCTCAAAATACAGCGCTTCTTATTAATATTATTTGGTGAACGACAGTTCTCTATATATTCCTTGAAATTATGTGGATACAGTATTTTATATAGTTCCTCGGGTATATCACCATAGCGTTTATTATAATAGATTGGGTAATTTTTCATAATATAATTATTATCATTACCCTTTGTAGGTTTCTTAGGTGCTGGTTCTATGGGAGCGATTGGCATTACTGGTGCGAAGGGTTCATTAGGTGCCACAGGTGCCACATCTATTTCATCATTATCCTCCGCGTCGCCACTCAATTTTTTGCCACAACACGGGATATTATCTTTTTTCTTTAAGTAGGCATAACGCGGGTGGTTTTTATTTTTCATATCGTCATTGAGTCGCATTGGTTTTTCGTCTGTCGCGGGGCATTTTGCGTTAGGATCTCCTTCGTCAAGCGGGACATTACTTTTGGGACACCAGAGACGCGGGCATATATAGTAGTTGTTATTGTGAAGAATAGAGTTATCAAAGTGTTTATTTAACCCTTTGCTTTTTAAATCATTATACTCTTCTTTTGACAATGGGATCGGTTGCTTTACGCGCTGGCATTTACGGGATTTATTATTGTCATTCCACAGTGCCTTGTCCGCATTTTTAAGTTTATTGATTAAATAGTTTTTATTGTCATTTCCGTTTCCTCCACTGGATGAACTTGCTGACGACATATATTTATATCGCAAATGGTCGGGTGTTCCGCTATTACTGCTGCTCGCACTGTCGCTTTTCGGTTTTGCGACGATTAGAGGAATAGTATCTGACATTTCGCTAGGTGATTGCTTGTCGCTAGCTGCCTTATCCAGTATCTTTGCGACCCAAAATTCCAAGCAATCAAACTCAAAGAATGATTTGACATTTTTCACATCAATCATATACCCTCTGTGTTCCTTTTTAACAATAATTCGTGCTTCTTGGACTTCTGCGGTATCCTTGGCATTCTTTGGAATATTATTATTATTCATATCGTTCTTCATTGCTTTATCCATTACGCTCCTATCCTTGTAGTTTGATGTCCGCTTGTAATAAAACTTATCCTCTTTAAACCCCGTAAATATAGATGATGCGCTGAGTTCGCGCCTTAAATCATCAAACCCCGTTTTATATGCGTTGTATTTGATGCGCGCATTGATATTTGCCTCCTTAAATACAACGTTGATATTTAAAACATTGTTAATATATTTATTTAGTTTGGCAAGCGAATCGCAAATTAAATTTTTTCTCACACCGTTATCAATTTGGTAATTGAAGGTGATGTGAATCGTTCCGTTTGTAAAGATTGTGATTACAATATGTTTTGAATAATATAGATGAATACATTCTTTGCTGTCGTTATGGTTTAACTCTGTTCTGTTTTTACATTCTTTGTTGTCGTTGTGTAGTTTAAATATTCGGGTTAATTCTCTTCGGTTTTTAAAGGTGTGTTTCTTGAACAGTTTATAGTATGCTTTGCTTAAATTGGTAATATATTGGATGAGTTGTATTTCCTTTGTTGTTGATAATTTATCAAAAAGTATGATTAACGATGGAACATCGACCATTTCGGCGGTGTATAGGACGCAATAATATTCCTCAGTAGTTTTCTTGTTATTTGCGATCTTCAGTGCATATAACTCGCTAACCTTGCTATCGCTTGCGACATTGTAAGTATTACTTTTAAAACGGACATCGTCATAGTAGTATTTATTATCATAATTAAAATCGCTTTTAAAAACAATATGTACCCGGTCCGTTGCGAACAATTCCTTCGCTCTGCTATAATTTTTCTCAATCTCAACGTTTATATCAGCTGCCTTTCTATCTGTGGATTTATGCGGATTAACGTCATATCCCTTCCATTTAATTCTATCTATGCTAAATAATAAGGGTTCGCTATCAGTCCGACCTTCAGTCTCACTAGTCTGCCACGCATAATATTTATCGGTTTTATTCGCAGATAGGTAATAAGCAATTTTATTCATCGCGTCCTCTTTGCTACTATCTTGGTATATCGGTTCCTTGACTACGATAAACGACGGATCGTAATTAACAGAACCAGTAGGATCAAATACAAATGTAGTGTATCCTATACTATTCGCCCATTTATAAACATAAACAGGTTTTATTATATCCATTCTAATAAAATACACTTTTTTTTATTGAAATCTTAATATAGAAGACTTATAAAAAACTTATAATGGATGTAAAAAAAATTATAGATAAACTAGAAATTATCAAACACATGCATTTAATAAATATCTTGGAGAAATACACACAACAAGTCGCAGCGACTACTACGACTCCTGCGGCGACTACTACGACTCCTGTGGCGACTACTACGACACCTGCTGCGACTACTACGACACCTGCTGCGACTACTACGACACCTGCTGCGACTACTACGACACCTGCTGCGACTACTACGACACCAGCTGCGACTACTACAAAACCAGTAGAGGAACCCAAAAAACCAACAGAATTTGAAAATAATTTGATGGATTCTTTAAAATGGGTATTTATAGGTATTGCTATTTTTGTAATTCTATTAATTATATTAAGTGTTGTATATTGGTTTATGTTGGGAAGTAGTAATACTAGTTCCGAAAATACAATTCGTGAAGATGGAATGAATCCTGAAATGAATGGAATGAATCCATATCCAATTGAAAATCCTTATCAAGAACCTTCTCATTTAAATGAAGTTCCAGACGCAAATTTAGGAGATATTGATATAAAGGAATCCTCTATATTCTCATCCTTTACTTCACCTTTTAGTAGTAGCAAAGTAGTTGAACCTGTAGTTGAACCTGTAGTTGAACCTGTAGTTGAACCTATAGTTGAACCTATAGTTGAACCTATAGTTGAATCTGGTGTGTCTAGTGTTTCACAAAGAGTAAGCGTAGTTCCAAATCCTGTAAGCGTAGTTCCAAATCCTGTAAGCGTAGTTCCAAATCCTGTAAGCGTAGTTCCAAATCCTGTAAGCGTAGTTCCAAAT